ATGATAACTATACACAAGTACAAGGTAGCCGGTAAGGACGAACAAACTATACAAATGCCCATGTACGCAGAACCAGTTCATGTTGGCCTGCAGGACGGCAATATTCATATATGGGCGAAAGTTGACACTGAACTTTCGTTGGTGCCGGTAACAATAAAGATAGCCGGTACCGGTCACGATATTACTCAGTTCTTTTTCACCTACAATCATATAGGTACTATAATGGTTGGGTATTATGTATTTCATGTGTTCTTTCCTAAACAACAATAACCGCTTGCAGGCCGGTTGCCTGCTACTAACGATTATGCGTAAATTTGAAATAGGTGAAAACTTAGCTGCGACAATTATTGCAATTGTGGCTATACTCGCTTTCCTTATACTTTATTTCTTTTAACCACTTCAAACCAACGATTATGCTTACCATATTTATCACCGGCTGCAGCCTTGGCGCTTTAGGGGTTGCTATTTGGGTGTTCTGCAAGTACAGAAAGCCTCGCCGTGTACCCGATGAATACGGCTATGAAGATGCTGCAACCTGGAGTTGGCCGGCGGAGATGTTGAATTGAAAACTTGAGGTAGTGCAAGTAAACACTACACCCGTGCTAAGTGATGCCAATGGAAATACAGCAAAGTTGTACATATGTTATTACCCTTCGCCTAACATGCGCCCGTGGTGGAACTGGCAGACACGCAGGACTTAAAATTCTGTTTCCATTTGAGGATTGCGAGTTCGAACCTCGCCGGGCGCACGGGTTTTTTAAGGGTTTAGGATTAACGGCCGGTTGTGTCTACACTGGCCATATTTTATACACGAACAACAAAAACATGAGCGAATACATCACCAGCAACAAGCGCGCAGCCTCTATACAAACATACCAGTTCACAAAACAAAACTGGTATGATATAGCATGTATTATTGACAACGAGTTCAATGGTTCTTTTAAAACATTCACGCACAACCTGCACATACAAGATAGCCAATATTTCATATCATTAACTACAAATCGGTGTGATTGGTCTTCGCTTATACGGTGTTATATTTTAGCTGGCAATATCAATTCAATACGTCGCTTAGGCGAAGACACGGAGGGGTACCAGTTTATACAGCGTGGCACCGTTGAACGGGTTAATAAGCACCTATTATCTATACAGGCTGTGCCAATTCCTTAACAATAAAACAATAATATATGCTACAGTACAAAGTAGGGAACAAGGTGGTGGTATTAGACCCGCGATCAACCCCTTACGTTAAGGGTGATATAGTAACAATTAAAGAGCTATGCGACAATGGAACAGAGGATGAACATTATTGCATTGATGGGAATAAAGGTAAATGGTGGGTACAAGAATGCTATTTAAACCCATTAATCATGCAAAACAACTTACGTCCGTTTGACCTGGCCACTGCACTCGCTGGGAAACTGGTGGTTACGAGGGATGGGAGAAAGGTAACGGAGATTATAAAGACTAACGCCCCAGTGGAGTGCAATGTTATTGGCTATATAGACGGAGAACCACAGCTTGATACATTCAACGCTAACGGAAAATGGTATAGCGAAGGGCACCAATCGGATAGCGACCTATTTATGGCCCCTGTACAAGTTACGAAGTGGGTTAATGTGTATAAAAGGGATGATATTGTTACGCATAATGCCACTTACGATACTAAAGAGGATGCCGAGCGCGCAATAGCGAAAATGGTAGGCGAAATATACATCTCCACTGTACCCATTACCTTCACCGTTTAACATACACACAGCACCTGAAAGGGTGCTTTTTTATTTGAACATACAAGATGGTTATATTAATATAATAGGTATATTTGGGTATGAAAATGAACCAACAACAATACGCGGAGTATATAGGCATATCGCAGCCAGCGGTATGCAAAAAGATAAAAAGGTATATGGATGGTAAAAGCAAGTTACCGACAGGGGTTACCAAGATAGAAAAAATAGGAAGAGTTTTTATAATACATGTAAAATAAATTTGGTTATATTAATATAACCTTTTAACTTAGCTGTATAATAACAAACAACATGCAACACTCTGTTTCAATTACAACTAAAACGCATTCTAAGTTTATGGATGCGTGCCATAGTTACAATCTTGGGGTTGATATTGAGAAAAACCTTGCAACTATGGTTTTAATAACCAACTTGCGTACACGCGACTTAAAGGGTAGGATACAGTACGTAGGTGTTGATATTGACCGAAACGAAATAATTTAACCCCATGCCCTACCATACCTACACTCACGGCCCCGCAACCACTACATACGAGCAGTACCAACTGCAACGTCACGGCAACATACTCGTTTCGCCAGGCGCTCCCGAACTGGAACACGACCACGCCCGCCGCGAACACGAAACGGCGAAGGTGGATGAGTGGGGAGAGATGAGGCTGATTGAGGGGGAAAGGGATTGAAAAGATACTACACTGGCGCAGACCGATGGAATGCGTCCCTGCACTTGATGCAGGCGTATTGGGAAGATTCCGCTAAGTACCGATTACGGAAATACAGCAGGATAGGTAACGGGTGGCAGCCGAATAAAAGCCACCCATTTTAAACCACACCATCATGAACATCACCCAACAACGAGAACGTTTGCAAGCCTGCGCACAGGTATTAGGGCAACTTGTATCAGCTACCGTACTACACGATATCGACCCGGCGTATTACGATAAGCGTATAGAGCTATACGAGGCCGATTACAGGCAGGCTGTGCAGGAACTGGTTAATAGCCTTAACGTGAAGATGTTTGACCCGGTGGCGAATAAGGGAGAGGCGGGTGACGACGAATGGACTAAAGAACTAATGAACATGCCTTGTGAACACTCTTTTGTATCAGTAGGCGAAGAGACTGTATGTGCATACTGTGGGATTAGCCCGTTCATGTCGAAAGAAACACCTGACCATGCAGAATTGCGCACCCCTGCAACTGACCATACGTCTAATAAGGGAGAGGCCGCCATGAACGGGAACGACATAGCGCTGCATATAGCAACGGAGCCTGCCCACCACTGCACCCATGCCTACGTACTTAACGCATCGGGCGATTATGAATGCAGCCTTTGCCACCGGGTAGAGTACGCGCCTGTAAACGTACCAGATACCCACCACGCGGCAAGTAAGATGGTGCCGGGGGTGGATAAGCAGGTGTTTAGTGATGAAGATGAGCACGCGAAGCAGATATGCGATATGTGCGGGAAGCCTTATATAAATTGTAACTGCCCTTTTTAATATGGAAAACCTTACAGGCAAACGCATAAGCAAGAATATTATAGCAGGCGAAAAGATAACCGACCTAAAAGAAATTGTTCGCCTGGCACAAGAGGGAAAGAGTGTGGTTGCGCAGTATGGCTACAATATGGTACAACCTGCCGCATTTGTAGCTTAGCAGCAGCTTATGTATATCGCACGTCACACATACTATTACACCATAAAAACAAACAATAATGAGTAACGAACTCGCACCAACAAAAGTCAATGATGCCGAACTTATAGGCCACCTCGAAAACCTGGGCCTGCTTAAAGACCTTAGCAATGGTGAAAAGAATACTTTCATCCAGATTGCCAAAGCCTTTAACCTTAACCCGTTTAAACGCGAAATTTACGTAAGCAAATACGGCGGCCAGCCTGCCAGTATTATTACCGGTTACGAAGTGTATATAAAGCGTGCAGAACGTAGCGGCCAGCTTGATGGGTGGGGTGTAACAACGGAGGGTGAAGTTAATTTTGAAAATCTTCAGCAAAGTACCCTTAAGGCTATTATCACCATAAACCGTAAAGACAGGTCGGTACCGTTTAAGTGGGAGGTTGAGTTTACGGAATACATGCAACTTAAGGATGGCAGGCTTAACAAGTTCTGGCAGAAGTCCAAAACCATGATTAAAAAGGTTGCTATGGCCCAGGGGTTCAGGCTTTGCTTTAGCGATGAGCTTGGCGGCATGCCATACACCGGTGATGAGGTTGGCGTTAATACCGAGGACGTGCAGGCAGTTGTTACTACGGCGCCCGTAACTAATGCAGTACAGAAAAAATCCCCTAACGCAGCACAGTATAAAAAACTGGTAGAACGGCTGCAAAAGGGTGAGTTGCAAATTGTTACCGATGCTTCTATAAATTTTTCTCTTTCCGATGAGCAAATAACCGAATTGGCCGGCCACGCCCTTGCATACTCGCTGCCAATGATTAAAGACAACCCCGCTATTATTGACGTGCTACGTGGCTATACGCTTAACGATGGTGCTACCAGCCCGTACACCGAGGCGCAGCAGGCGGAGATTACTAATGCAGGTATGCCGTTCTGACTACTCGCAACGCCTATAGATGGCGGTATATTGATAACACAAACAACATAACAACGCCCGCCGGGGCGTTAACTAGTAAAACCAATATTATGAAACATAATAATTCATCTGACATGGCAACAGTGGTTGAAACTTATTTTGTAGAGGAAACACTCGCTTTATTAACCGAAGCTGGCGAACTTGAAAAATGGCAGGATATGGTTTCTTTCCTGAACTTAGAAGGACAAAAAACACTTAGCCATGATGAAAAAAGCCCTATACCATTTTTGTGGCTTAACAACTCACTGGTTAAAACTTTTGAGGTGCTTTGCCCTACTAAGGTAGATGTTGAAAAATACAACAAAACACCAATTCCTTTACCTGTTCTTGAATTGGTTGCCTTGTCTTTTCGTGAAAGCCATTTTGATAAAATACAAATATGGTATGATGATGTTACGCCAGACCCGGTTTGCATTGGCCTTAAAATTCAGGAAGCGTACAAGAATAAAGATAGCTGGTATCAGCAAATTTATTCTGATAAATATTTGTTAGGCCGATGGAGTGATGTTAAGGCATCATTGGCCGAATTGGTTAAACGCGCGCGCGCCCGTTTTGTAGCACAAAAGAAAACCGATTACGAAAAGGGTGTTAAGAGTTGCCAGCGTCAACTTGAAGATGTTGAGCTGGAAGCCGATACAACTTTTGGTTCACAGAGCGCTGGTACAGCATCTTTTGAATTACCATTTTAACACAGCGGCACTCCCGCTTCAAACCGATTGCACGGCGGCACCGTGCTACATATAAATGGCACACACAATCGACGTGAACGAGCTCGACTTTGGAGACTACGCCAATGGCAACAAAAGATTTATTATGCAAAAAATACAACGTAAGGTTGTAAAAGGCGATACCGTTGTTCTGCAATACGAAGATGTTGAGGAACATTTCACAGTAACCTCCATTGCTACCCCGGATGAAGATAACGGCCTTAAATCAGGCTGGCAGGCGTTAACTATTAAACCAAAGGAGGCGTAAGGTGCAAATAACAGGAATTTTAAAGACCATACACCCGCAGGTAGAACGCGGTAACTTCACAAGCCGAAAAGTATGGGTGACCGTTGACCATACAGGCCAATACCCACAAACTATTGAGCTGGAAGTATCGCAGGCCAAGGTGAATATATTTAACAATATAAACCCAGGTACAGAGGTTGTATGCGACATTAACCTGCGTGGCAGGATATGGAACGACCCTAAGACGGGGAATGATGTGTGCTTTAATACGCTGGCATGCTGGAAGGTATCGGTTAATGGTAAGGCTAATGACCCCGGCGCGTATGTGCCGCCTGCCACCCATGACACTGGTACGGGGTATGTGAAGCAAGCAACGCAGCAACATGATGAGGGCTCGGACCAGCTTCCCTTCTGATAACCTTACAGCGCGTGGCAACCGAGGGCTATACAAGTGAGGTTGCAAAACAAGAGCGGGGCTATTAACGATTGGTTTACGGATTGCCTGTTGTTAAGCGGGGCCTCGCTCTTTAACTAAGAACATAATAACTACTATATGGCAACTAAAGAAACTATTGGTTCACTACGTACCAAACTTGCAGCAGCAAACGAGACTATTGCGCAAAAGGAACTGGTTATTGCTACATTAATGAACAATAATAAAGCGCTTACTGCCCAAGCAATTGATAGCAGAATTTACACCACCGACCTTAACAACCAAATACACGAGTTCGCTATACAAGCTAGACACGATTCGGACAGATACAGGGTTGTAGATAAAATGCTTAAAGAAAAGCAGGGTGAGAATACGTTGCTTCAAAACAGGGTTGAAACACTTGTTTGGGTGCTGGAGTTGGCGCACGCTAAATGCATTGAAGCAAAGGATACTGTAGAGCCTTATATACCATTTTAACGCCGCCGGTCGCACCGGCACACACCAATGACACTAACAACCACGATACCAGTACAGTTTATTAAGAATTTCCGCGAGTGTGCAAAGCACATCAAGAGCAAGCGTATAACCCCGATAGAGGACTACGTATTGCTTTCTGTAACCAAGGACAGCCTGACACTCAAAAAGTCCACTATTGCCAATTATGTGCAGGTTACAACCACTACACAGTTAGCAACACCATGCGAAATGCTTATCAATGAAAAGGAACTTTACAGCATCCTTTCAACACCCGGCATAGAAAGTATAACCGTTAAATCTGAGCCGTTGCCGCCTAAACAGGGAGAACTACCACGGTCAACCGTTACCATATTAGCAGGACGGGGTAAAGAAAAACACCAGGCAGATAATATAAAGCATTACCCTGTAACACCTGTAGCAACAAGCGGGGACTACGAAATAGATGGCGATACGGTTGACAAAATAACTACAGCGGCAAAATTCGTTTCTACGCTTGATAACGGCCACGTGTGGATGGAGCATGTTATGTTGTCTAAAAACGGCATATACGCTACCAATTCACACCATGCTTACAAATGTGTCGGGCAGCATAAAGAATACTGCCTGCCGCTTGATTTGGTATCGGCCATTAAAGGCCGTCAAAAGGTTACATTATCACAGGCTGATAACTATCTGTATGCCGCCTTTGATAACGTGGTATATGGCTTTCAAAAGGTTGATGGCGCAGTGGTGAAAGAATTTGACTACATACTACCACAGCCGCCTTACGATACCTTTGTTATCGTTCAGCATTCGGATATACTACCTTTTATTTCAAAGATTGACCCTAAAGAATATTATAGCGGGGTACATATTAGCTTTGCTAATGACAAGGGGAAATTACTGGCGCTTAATGTTGATACACAGAACGAAAAAGAATGGCCTTTTGACGGGGAAACGACTGGTAGTATTGATGATTTTGGGGTTAACCCTGCGATGCTAAAAAACGCTCTTGAATGCATGCCAGGGGCTACAATAAACATTAAAAAACCACAACTGATACTTAACAGCGGGGATGAAATTGTTGTTATTATTGGGTTGATACAATTAACATAACCGGCCCTACCACATACAGCACAGGGCCACAAAACAAAGTATATGAAACATGTACGTATTATCGCAGGCAACGCTGCATTCAGCACCGATGAGGTTGTTGAAGAAAAGAAAGCGCCTAAAAGGCTTTTGCAGCTTCGTGATTTGCATGAATATTCTGCACGTCATTATGGCGCCTCCATTGCCGGTAAGTTTAAGGTAAAAACTTTTGTTGTTGATCCTGAGCTGGCACTACGCTAACTACCCCATTGGTGGTATCAATGTTTTTTAACCAGCCTTGCAGATACCACCTGCGGGGCTTAAACCAGGTATATGATCCTTAGAAGATTGGGCAATAAGTCTAAAATAGCACAGGATATACAACGGCACTTCCCACCACATACCTTGTACATCGAGCCTTTTTTCGGAGCGGGTGGTATGTTCTTTAATAAGCCTAAAGCAAAGTACAATATACTGAATGACTCAGATGAGGATGTGTATAATTTGTATAAGGTATTACTTAGTAACAGGATGGAACTTGAAACAGCTATTGAAAAATTTATTGTTCACGAAAGTCTATGGAATCATTATAAGAAAAGTGTTCCTGAATGCAATGTAGAAAGAGCGTTAAGGTTTCTATTCCTTAGCAATTTTGGTTATATGGGTAAACCTAATAGTTTAAGTTTTGTTCAGAACTTAAATGCAAAAAACGTTCTACTTGAAAATATAGACCCTACTTTTAATATGCTTCAGGATTGTGTATTCTCTTGCCGTGATTTCAGGGCAATGATTAACCAAATAAAATTTGATGTTGTGCAGGCTAACAATATGCTTATTTACTATGACCCACCTTATCTTGATACACAGAAGTATAATAAAGATTTTACTGAATCTGACAGCATTTCGTTATTTGATTTTATTGAAAAATTGCCGGCAAATCAAGTTATGTCCGAATTCTCCCCATTCATCCTACAACAGGCTAAAGAACGCGGCTTGTACGTGCATGAGATTGGTGAACGGCAGAACATGAAAAACCGCCGCACCGAAATCCTTATCACCAACTACCGGCCTAACCTTCACCAACAACAATCAATGTTCTAACCAATGTGGCAACAACAACTACACGCAGCGCGGGAGGAGTGGTAAAAAAATAGTATATTGCTGTTTGTATGCCAATTTTTAAGTATATTTGTTTAACATTATTGCAATGCCTTAACTTGTAGGTAACAGATACAGGATAAGGGATTAGGTGCACAATTTTTTCCATTGCTCGGGTTAAGAGGGCTGTTACCCTTCTTTTTCCTGGGCAATTTATTTTTATGCCAGAACTACGTCCTTACCAGGAAAAGGGAACAAGAGATGTAGCCCTAAAACTTTCTCAGGGCTTATCACCTGTAATATACCAGCTTGCCACTGGCGGAGGCAAAACAGTTACGTTTGCTACTATTGCAGACAGGTATATTAAAAAATCAAATCAACGTGTTTTAATACTTGTGCATAGAGAAGAGCTTTTAATGCAGACACGTAGAACATTGTACGATTGGTACAATTTAAACAGCGCGCCAATAACACCTGAGGCCCGTAAACTTTCGCACGAACATAAGGTGTATGTTGGCATGTGCGAAACCGTACACAGGCGAATAGAAAAAGTTGGTTTTTTGCCTGAATTTGGCCTAATAATAATTGATGAGGCCCATTTAGGTAACTACAAAAAAATAATGTCTTTTTTTGAAAAGAAGTTAATTATTGGGTTTACGGCTACGCCTATTTCTGCCACCAAAAAAGACCCATTAAAAAATTACTACAAGGATATTGTTTGCGGCATAGATATACCTGAACTTATATCGGAGGGCAGCCTATGTCAAAATGAAACACATAGGCAACTTAATGTAAATCGTGGCGATTTGCAGGTAGTCCGTGGAGAATTTGATGAAAAGCAAATGAGCGAGGAATATAGTAAAACTAAGCATGTTAAAAACACCGTAACGGCTTACGAAAAGTTTTTAAAAGGCAAAAAAACCATTATATTTAACTGTAATATTTCTCATAGTAAATTAGTTAACGATGCTTTTATTGATGCTGGGTATAATAGCAGGCACCTCGATGGAAATGCAACGCCTGAATATAGGCGAGAAGCATTGCGATGGTTACGGGATACGCCTGATGCTATAATAAATAATGTGGGCATATTAACTACCGGTTTTGACGAACCGTCTTTATTGGGGTGCATTGTAAACAAATCAGTTCTTTCGTTGCCTTTGTGGCTTCAAATGACCGGCAGGGCCGGGCGCACGTTCCCTGGCAAGGATAAATTTATCATAGTTGATATGGGCGATAACGCATTAGGTGGTGGCCTTGGGGACTGGAGTGACCCTCGCAATTGGCAAGATTTATTCCATAACCCGGCAAAACCAAAAGATAAGCAGGGCGTGGCGCCATCTAAAGAATGCCCCGAATGCGAGGCTATCATTCCGGCATCAGCTACAACGTGTAAGTTTTGCGGGTATGTATTCCCGCCGAAAGAGGAGACTTATGATGCGATACCGCCCGAATTTGTTTTGCTTGTTAAAAACCACGATGTGGCCCAGCTTGTTGAAAAAAACCAAAACTACAAGGAATATTACACTTTTTTCCAGATTGGCAACAACATAGCGACGCAGGCAAAGTACAGGTTAAAATCAAAAATACTTTCCGAGGACCAGGCGGCCCAATTAATGGATTTGTATTTTGAAAAAGCTAATGAATGGTGTAAAATAAAAAATAAAAAATTCAACCAATGGCATAAAGATACTGCCAAAAAACACCTTATTGAACAACTTAGTAAAACGTTTACATGGCCAGCATAAGTTTGTACCCACATATTTTTGAGACGAAACGAAGCCAGGACATATCTATGGATATTTTCCTGCAATATATTCAGGACGGTAAATGGCAGGATTTTGTTTTACCCATACGGACAATGGATGAGGTGAAAAGAAAAGAAGCTAAAAAGAAAGTTCCTTACGTCACTTTATCCGGCCTTTTCACAGAGCATTCGGATAATGGTATAAAAGAGCATTCTGGTTTTATAGGGATGGATTTTGACAATATAAAGGACGTTCAGGAATTTAAATCAATTGTTTGTTGTGACCCGTACGTTTATGCTGCATTCGTTTCTATTTCTGGCCGGGGCCTTTGCGTAATAGTTAAAATAAATGGTGACAAACACCGGGATGCTCACGCAGGATTGTCGGAATACTTTTACAATAATTACGGGGAGCCATGCGATCCAACCAGCGTAAACCCGTCAAGGGCCAGGTTTATATCATTTGACCCGGATATATATATTAACACAAAATCGCAAAAATTCACCCAATACCCTAAAAATAAAGCCCCTAAAAAAGTAGATCGGGTTGTTTTTGCCCAAACAGATTTTGAAGAAATTTTACAGGACATACAGCGCCGTAACCTTGATTTGTGCAGTAATTACCATGATTGGCTTAGGATTGGCTTTGCATTGGTAGATAAGTTTGGGGAGCAAGGTCGTTCTTATTTTCATGTTGTTTCTGCCAATAGCTATAAATATGATGCGACGGCCTGCGATAAGCAATACACTAACTGCCTTAAGGCAAAGGGAAGCAAGCAGGCTACTATAGCCACATTTTATTATTACTGCAAGCAGGCTGGCATACAAACTTACTCCCAAACAACAAAAAGAATACTTACCGCCGCGGTAAACGGAAAGCGATCAGGCCTGCCTGCAGAAAGTATACAAAAAAATTTAAAGCAGTTTGACGGGGTAGATGATACCGAAAATATAGTAACACAGGTTTACGAAAATAACATAGAAGAGGCAGAGGAAGGTTTGCTTACCCAGCTTGAGCAGTGGCTGCGGTTTAATTATTCCTTGCGTAAAAATGAGATAACCAGGCAGGTGGAAAATAATGGCCGGCAAATGGAACAGGATGACTATAACAGTCTTTTTATAGCATCCAAAAAGGTTATGGAAAAGCTTGACTATACCATAGTTGAGAAAATGATTCACAGCAATTTCACACCTAAATACAACCCTTTTCATGAGTTTATAGCAAGTAATAGAGACAGAACACCTTCAGGAACTATTGATAGTTTTTGGGATTGCATATTAACCAGGGATTATGAATATACCAGGAAATTTGGTAAAAAATGGCTTGTAGGTATTATTGCCAGCATACACGGGGAGCATTCCCCGCTAATGATCATACTTTCGGGGCACGTTCACGGCACCGGTAAAACAGAGTTTTTCAGGCGAATGTTACCAGTTGAACTACGTTCTTATTTTACAGATATTTCCCAGGGAATTAAAGATACCGACCTAAATATTTTGATGTGTCAAAAGCTTGTTTTATTAGATGATGAGTGCGGAAATAAAAGCAAGAAGGACGAATTAGTTTTAAAGAGCACGCTATCTAAACAGGTTTTTTCACTTAGGGAGCCTTATGGCAGAAGTAACGTTGACCTGCAAAGGATTGCAGTACTTTGCGGCACCACTAATGAAAGTGCTATACTTAACGACCCTACCGGCAACCGGAGGCTAATACCGGTGCCAGTACTGAATATAAATCATTCTGATTATAATAAAATAGACAAAACCGACTTGTTTATTGAGGCATATCACCTTTATAAATCTGGTTTTAATTGGCGGTTAACCCATGATGATATTGCAGAATTGACAGAAAAAACTTCAGAGTTTCAGGCGTATAGCGCTGAGTACGAATTGTTATCTCGATGGTATAAAGTTCCTGGCGATGCCAGGGGCGAAGAAATGACAGCAACGGATATAAAGGTTGACTTAGAGTTTAAAAGTAATCAAAAACTATCTATCAATAAGATAGGGCAGGAGTTGCAAAGATTAGGGTTTAAGCAAGTACACAAAAAAGACAAGGGTAGTACTAAACGAGTTTATGAGGTTATACGGTTTACACAGGCAGGTTCAGTGTAAACCGTAGTGTAAACCGTATAGTATATTGGTTTTCATATACTTAATGTATATAGTTTACAGTTTACACTATATTTTATATAAATACTGGAAACAATAATATTTCAAAGTAGTACTTTATATATTTTGTATTTTCCAGAAAGAGGAAGGAAAAGTAGTGTATACTGTGTAAACCGGGGCTAAAAATCGTTATAAATAATTAAAAATCAAATCATATTAAAGGTTACACTACTATGAACTATTCCCATGACAGATTGCAGCAGGAATGTTACCTGCATTTACATAATTCATACCCTCATTTGCGTAAAACTTTTTGGGCGGTGATAAATGAAGTGAAGCCTGTAAAAGGTGAAACAAAACAGCAAACTATCATCCGGGCTAATTATCTAAAATCAATAGGACTTGTGCCAGGTGTTTTAGATTTTCACTGGTATTACAAAGGTCAAATGTATTTTTTTGACTTCAAGGTTGGCAGTGACAGGTTGAGTGATGACCAGAAACACTTTATTGCTCAGGTAAAATCTGAAGGGGGTATCTGCTACGAAATAAACACACTGGATCAATTTGTACAAATTGTAGCCGCCATTATTTCAGGGAACTCGCTTCCATCAAATATTTAACCAATCCAAACAAACACTATGAACACAGCCAATTTTGAGCAGCATTTTAAAACACCTGAACTCGCCCAGGCAATGCTCGACCGGTTTACCGAAATGCTATCAGGCGTAACAGTCGGCGGCGTTGTTAAGGTGGATGAGGTAAAACCAAAGATATTAGGCAGTAGCGCTGCATTCAGCGTAAAGAAAACAAGGGCGCGTAAAAAGACCGGCGCCTATTGGGTGTATCTCCGCGCAATGGAGCGCGTATCACTTGATCGTTAACACAGACCTCCGCCGGTAGGTAACCGGTACAGAAAGTATGAACAACAACATGACACCAAGGGAGCAGGAGAAGGCCGAAAACATCATAACCAGGTTTGAATACGGCGACTACACCGGAAAGCCAATGAGCAGGGCGAAAGCTAAACGTGAGGCAGTTGAGCACATTGAAACAATCCTGCTTCACGGCCCAGGTACTCATAGCCAGTTCGACCATGCCTACTGGCAATCCGTTAAACAACATATTCAATCACTTCAATAACGCCCGCCGGTGCGTAAGACCGGTAATAAAGACATGACAACAGAACAAGGAAACAAACTTATTGCGGAATACATGCAGTTTGACTTTAATAATCCATCCATATCCGAAATGGGTGATAAATTTGGCTTCTGGTCAGAAGAAATGCGCCCCGCAACAATCGATGATTTGCAATATCACTTATCATGGGATTGGCTTATGCCCATAGTTGAGCGCATCACCCGTTTCGAGTTCCCCGACGGGCAAGACTATGCCTACATAAGAACATTCGGCATGCTGGATGCCTCTAACCGGTTCATGGTACGCATCAACCGTATGCAGGTGTTCCACGCCGATACACTCATAGAGGCTACTTGGCTTGCCGTTGTTGACTTCATCCAGTCGTTACCACAGTAGCCAAAATTCCCCGTATCTCACACCGCCCTGTAGGGTAGTGCCAACGGTGCGGAGATAGGGGCTGGGAGCGGCTTAAAATTTAAAATAGAAATTATGGAAAAACAACACGCGCAAACCTACAACCGGATAAAATTATTACACCTTATACCAAACCTAAGAGATAAAACCTGGCGCAAACGCCGTAGGATTGATGACAGGATTGTCTCTATGTTATAAATTAACACCACCCCGCGCCTCACGGGGCTTAGACGTTCCCGGATCGTATGCCGGGGGAGAGTATGAATACAAGGACATATTACGAAGAGTTATCAAATCAGCCAAATGTGGCTACATTGCAACAGCTAACCTGTTTAACATGGGATGGAGATTTGATTAGTAAAGAGCATACAAAGTTAGCAATCCAGCACGGATTAGCTCAAAAAATACCCGGTGGCTGGAACCTTATCACCGCCAAAGGCGTTCAGTACATGGAGACACTCGGCTTCATAACCAACAAACCATGTTAATCCCCAGCTACTACGCCTCCACGTTCCACGAAGACCCCACCCGTGGTAATAACCTGCCGTACGACCAAGCCGTGGTGTATAATGAATGGAAGCGGGCGAAGAATAGGATGCTGGAACATAATCACGGTAATATTAAGACCACCTCCGAACTACAAACGCATTCCAAAGGACTTCACAACCAGCGCATCCGTACCAATGTTGTTTACCCACAACGGCGTAAGGCCTGGTAATGTGCCAAAACAATATTATTTTGCCGGTACGAGGGAAAGGAGTAATTTAGGGGCATGCCAGGCGGAAGACCAATAAGCTACACACCAGAAGAACTTTACCACGGCTTTACAGAATACAAAGCCAATTGTGACAGTATGGTTAAATACCAAGCGTCTGCCGGTGAGGTTATTGCTATACCTACACCTTTCGTTTACACATTAGAAGATTTTTGTCAATTCATTAATATTCACCCAGATACATTAAATCATTACGGGAAAAACGAGGAGTATTCCGAAACGGTAAAAAAGATACGGGCTGAAGTCTTCGCACGTAAGCAGCGCGCTTTAGTTAATGCTGAGGGTAGTACTACCGGTTTGATTTTCGACATGAAAGCTAATTACGGTATCAATGAAAAGAACTACCTGGAGCTTAACGGCACTATGAATATCAATACCGGAAACCTTTCAGACGAGGAACTTATTAACCTCGCCGCCATTCAGTCTAAAATAGCCGGTCAATAACAACAGGCCATGAATGAACCAATTATCACTCCTCTCCCAACGCATCCCCGTTTTAATAGCATGCCTTAAGCGTGGTATATTTCAACCATTTTGCACCATTGAGAAGGACGGCATACGCCGCACCCACGAAAAACAGCTAAAAGCCTTACAGATACTCACCGATTTTGAAACCAGGGAGTTTGCCTTTGGAGGCGCTGCCGGTGGTGCAAAATCGTTCACAGGTGCAATATGGCTTATATTTTCCGCGTTGGCCTACCCTGAAACTAGGTGGTTTGTGGGCAGGGAGGAGTTAAAATCATTACGCGAATCAACACTACAGACATTTCATAAGGTGTTTAAGTTGTTTGGCATTACGCAGTACCATTTTCATGGTACCGACCTGTATTTCACGTTTCCAAATGGTAGCCGTATCGACTTCATTGAAATGAAGTACTACCCTACGGACCCCTATTTTGAGCGTTTTGGTTCAAAAGAATACACGGGGGGCTGGATTGAGGAGGCAGGGGAAATATCAGTGGCAGCCTATGACACTATTAAAACCCGGCTTGGCCGGCAGCATAACGACAAATACGCCCTAATACCAAAGCTGTTTATTACCCTTAACCCAAAAAAGAACTGGGTGCATCAATACTTCTGGAAGCCGTTTAAAGACGGGTTACTCCCAAAAACGATTAAATTCCTGCAATCACTGGTAACGGATAATCCATTTATTGAAAGTGTTTACATAGAGCAGCTTGAATCAATAGCGGATAAAGTACGTAAACAGCGGTTACTATACGGGAATTTCGATTATGATGACGATGATAATTCTTTAATGTCACACGATGCCATACGTAGCCTATTTACCAATGCACATGCAAAACGTGGTACAAAGTATATTATCGTGGACGTTGCCCGTTTTGGTAAAGATACAACCACGATATACCTATGGGATGGGTGGGTGATTGTAAAACGTATCGTACTGGTTAAGAAAAGCATACCTGAAGTTGCAGCAGAGGTTAAGGACCTGGCCACAAAAGAAAGTGTACCTATGCATAATGTATTGGCCGATGAGGACGGGGTAGGCGGCGGTGTAGTGGATATTTTGGGGTGTAAAGGGTTTGTGAATAATAGTAGTCCAATACTTGAGGTATCTATGGATGGCGTAATAAAAGAAGCTCCAAAACAGAACTACGAAAACCTCAAAACGCAGTGTTGTTACATGGCGGCAGTCATGGTAAACAACTCGGAAATAGGGTTTTCGTCAGAATTTATACAAAATACATCATTTGTAGATAAATTTACAGAAGAGGCGGAGCAGGTTAAGAAACGAGACCCTGATAGTGATGGAAAGCTTAAAATTGTTCAAAAAGATGTTATGAAAGAACTTTTAGGACGTTCCCCTGACGACTGGGATTGTTTTATGATGCGGCAATGGTTCTGCCTTAAAAAACCACGCCAATGGGTAGAGCGAGAGGTGTCATGGGACGAACTGTAATAAATTTCCAGTAATTTGTATAACTTTAGTTTTATTATGGCTAATATTACAGAACCAAAGCAACCAAATTTACTGCAAAGGCTATTAGCCAGGGCATCAGGTATCGACCGTATAAACGAACAGTTATCCGCCATCCAGTCGGAGTTTAATGGCCTGCAGCAAAACAATATCGCACTGCAAAATGATAATACCAGTCTCGCGGCCCGGTTAATGAACACGCAAAACCAGCTTGCAATAAACTTTCGCAACCAGGGGGGATTTGCCCGGTTCAATAATATACAGACCACATCCATTATCAACGATGTGTATGCTGCCAGCGCTGCGGTGTATAGTATTGTGAGCAGGATAGCGCAGATGGCCGCATCGGTGCCCATGAAGGTGTACGAGGTTAAGGATGAAGCGAAGCAAAAGCAATTTGAAGCACTTAGTAAAATGCCAAGTAGTGTAGAAAATAATGTTCGTAAATTTTTACTTAAAAAACAGGCATTAACAGAAGTAAGCGGGGATAACCCTTTACAATTACTTATAGATAACCCAAACAGACAAGACCCAAAAGAGTTGTTTTATCAAACACTCATTTCCTATATGATGGTCACGGGTAATGCTTTTTGGGCAATGCCTACGCTTGATTTAGGGCCTAACGCTGGGTTGGTAAGCGAAATGTTTATTATGCCATCGCAGTACACGGGTATCATCACTACCAACGGATGGCCTAACCCGGTATTAGGCTACGAGCTTATTGTAAGCGGTGCCATGTTGTACAAGGGCAGCGAAGTATTACACACCCGGTACCCTAACCTGTCATACAGTATTGACGGCCTACAGCTTTACGGCATGTCGCCACTGTTTGCCGGCCGTAAGACGGTTGCCAGTAATAACAACGCGGAGACCGCCGCCGATATGATGTTCGTCAATGGTGGGCCGCGCGTTATAGTAGCCCGTAAAGATTGGGATGGCAGCGAGCGCAGTACAGAGCAGATAGGGCAGCAAAAACAGGCAGATAAAAAAGAGTACAGTGGCGTAACCAATATCAATAAGCTTAAGGTTATGGCAGGCGATATTGACGTTCACCAAGTGGGGTTAAGTCCTGTAGACTTGGACATTATCGCCTCGCAAGGGTTTACGTTTGATATGCTGTGCAATCTTTATAAGATTAGTAGCACGATGTTTAATAATAAATCTGCCAGCACCGAAAGTAATGTAAGTGAGATGCGTAGGGATAGCTGGACTGCTGGAGCAATACCACTAATAAAGGCTATTGCGGATGTGTACAACATGAAACTGGTGCCTTTATACAATAAAAAGTATAAAAAGAAGTTTTTTATTGATTTGGATATTAGCGGCATACCTGAATTGCAAGAGGACATGCAGAAGACTGCTGCATGGCTTAGCTTATGCCCGTTCCTAACGCCCAACGAGAAGCGGGAGTATTTGGACTTCGCCCGCGACCCCAACCCGGATATGGATAAATACTATTTCCCTAATAATGTGGTGCCACTGGAGGATATTAGCGTACCAATAGACACTACCATGCTACAAGACGGGAATAATAGCGGAGGTGATGGCAATGGCAACAACTAAAAAAACACCCACTACGCCGCTGGAATGGGCTGAAAAGTACATCAAGCCTAAAAATCCGTTCTGTGAGAATGAAAAATACATGATAAAGCAAATACAGCAGGAGGCGGCCGTACATATACAGCGGTTTATAGATGAGGCTATTTTTAAGTCTAAAGAACAACCAGTGTATTAAAACAACCAATATGCAGAAAGTATTTTTTAAATGCAATCTTGAGGTGCCAGATACTATGCCCCGGTTCTGGAGTAAGTTACGATCATTTGTAGGGGACTTCACCATTGAGGGGATGGATTACAATAATTGCCGGAATGATGTTGTAATAATAAGCTTTTATACAGATAAGATAATTTTTGACGAAGGCGCTCCGAAATTAGTACAGCTTACTGCTACCCACACAGATACCGATTGGCAATTCGCCAGCATAACCAAATGACCACCCGCGAAACATACCAGAAGTTTTCCGCGTTTCAACACAAGATTGAAACTAAGTACACCCCACAGGTGCAGGTTATTTTCGCGCAACAGGCTACCACGTTTAATAATTATGCTAAGGAAACCAGCTATACACAGGCAGCAGCCAAAATACACGATTTTTTCCCTGCTGGACCATTGCTGCCTATTATCAACACCCTGCACCGAAACGCGTCCAATTGGGGCGTATGGATGTTCAGGCAGCTACGCAATGTAAAGAGTAGTTGGGATACCATGCAAACAAAAGTATTCGCACAGCGTGTATTCAACACTCCAACTGAGCAGATAGGCAACAGTGTAGTTTCCGTGCTACGGATGTCATTAGTGCAGAATGTACACCGCATTACAGATACGGTAAAGGATAACGTACTCGCTATCATTCAGAAGGGTAATTTAGAAGGATGGGGGTATGATAAAACCGCTGCGAAGATTGCTGATGAAGTGGGTAGTAAGTGGCGTGCGCTGCGCATCGTTCGTACAGAGAGTATTAAGGCAAGCAATCTATCTGCTATTGAAGGCGCGCGCCTGACGGGGTTTGAAATGACTAAGACATGGGTTAGCGCACACGATAACCGCGTTCGCGGCAACCCATCGGGCAAATACCCAGAAAGTCAATACGACCACTGGGATTTAGACAAAACAACATTACCTTTAGAGGGTAAGTTCTTATCTGGTAGCCGGGCAACCGGCGGGGAGAGCAGTGAGTTGGAGTATCCTGGTGATCCAAATGGGGTTGCCGGCACTATCGTGAACTGCCGGTGTACGCTAGTGTTTAACGTGAAGCGTGATGCAAACGGAAGACCGATAAGAAACAGGCCGAGGCAGGCGGTGGCTGCATAACAAATTATGAACAAGATTATAAAATCATTCCGGGAAGAACTTAACGAGCGTATGGCGCACAATGACGCCACGTTTAATAACGTGTACGCCAATATCGACATAGGATATGATACAGATAGTCCGTTGTTTGGCCTGCGCAAGCTTGGTATTCCAGCCGAATTGATTACTAAAATACAACATCTTATCACATCTAAGCAGGACTTTGCATTAGCAGCACCTAATGACGAAATTGTGTATTTTATAGGAAAAAGGGTTATGGTGTGCTGCGGTAGAGAAACTACAATCACATCATTTGCAACTGAAAAAGAATTTGAAAACGGCCTTAAGCTTACTATTATTGGTCATCGGGAGTTGGTTGCCGGCGCCAGGCTTAACGGAATACGGGCGTACCAGCTTATTGCAGCCCGTGTCGCCCCGCCAATAATTTAATTTTGTTTGTTACTTTTTTACTATTTTTATACAGTGTAAAGTGGGAATTACACGCACAAAACCAGTAATCGCGATGTATAAATGCCCACACTATGCCGTTTCAAAAATAAAGGATGCCGACATGAAACAGGGCATTGTTATGGGTTATTCGGCATCATTCAACACCCTGGATAGCGATAACGATATTATCATTCCGGGGGCGTTTATGAAAACTATACAGGAAATGGGGCCGCAATCTTCGCGCCCCCGTATAAAATACCTCCTTGACCACAACACAGGTAAATCACTGGGCGTTATCCAAACATTAAAAGAGGACAGCCAAGGCCTTTATTACGAGGCAAAAGTTGGCACCCATGATTTGGGGCAGGATTTCCTTAAGATGGTCGACAGCGGAATGATAACCGAGCATAGCATAGGGTATGGTGTTGTACGCAAAGAGATTATCAACCCAGATGCCAAATACAGCGACCAGCAAACGCGCCTGCATGAGCTGAAGCTATGGGAGAACTCAGCCCTTCAATGCTGGGGAGCCAATATGAACACCCCCCTTGTAGGCAGCAAAAGCCTGATGAAGTACGCGGAGGAACGGGTACCAATGCTTATAAAGGCCTTGCATAACGGCACATTCACCGACAAAACTTTTTGGGAGTTAGAAAAAGAACTTATACTTTTACAGCAAGCAATCAAATCTGATTACGACACCACAGGGCCGGACGCACCAGACGAAACCACCCAGCCGGGCGATGATGAAAAAGTGAAAGCACAAATTGCGATTTTAAAGGCTTCATTGGCCTTATCGTAAAAAACTATTATTCACCATTTAATCACCGGCAATGAAATTCAATTTCATCCAGTTCTACCGTGAACCGGGCATATCTGAACAGATAGCAGACCTCGGCAAAGAAGTAAAAAGCTCACTGCAAAAAGCAGAAGACCGCGCAAAAGAGGCTGAAAAAGCCGCCCACCTTGCGGATACCAACGTTGTAAACCTCAAAAAAGAGCTTGAGGAACTAAACAAAACCACTGGCGAAATAGCTGCATGGCGTAAAGAGGCTATGGAAATGGCTAAAGACTCGCAGAAGTCTTTCGATGACCTGCAAACACAGGTGAAACTACTTAACGCCAACGGTATAAAGATGTACCAGGGCGATACCACCGATTTTAAATCGTCTCTTTCAAAAGCAATAGGAGCCAACCACCAGCAGGTACGTAACGCTGATGGCGGCGGTAAGCAGGTGCTAAAGCTGGATAGTGGTACGCACATGTACACTAAAGCTGCCGGCAACATGACCACGCCTACTAACTTAACGGGTGATCCAAACATTACCTATATCCCTACACCGGTAATACTACCACGCCAGCTTGTGAACTTCCGCGACCTTGTTCCGGGGTTCCAGTCAAGCACAGGCCTGATAGTGTTATTCCGTGAGGATGTTGTAGGCGGTAATCCTAACACTACGCCACAGCAGGGCGCAATAGGGCAACAGCTTACACAGGGGGCATTAAAAGAGCAGATAGGGTACACATTTACTGACGTTCAGTTCAACGCGCAATATATTTCAGGTTTTGTGCGTGTATCTAAGCAGATGCTGCAGGATTTGCTATTCCTGCAAACATACCTGCCGCAGATGTTGCTGCGCGACTATTATAAGGCCGAAAACAGGATATTCCAGGCCGCGCAAGCATCCGCTTCACTGGGTAGTACAACCACATCTGGTGATAACGATGCTGAGAAATTCATCGACTACATCACCAACCTGGAAAATACCAACTTTGCGCCTAACGCTATTGTGACTACGCCTACTGTTTGGGGTAAGTTGATGAAAACAACTGTGCCATCAATAGGCACATCATACAGCGTACCCGGTGGGTTCTACATTAACCCGCGTACTGGCGATATCGAAATAGCTGGTATTCCTATTGTAAAAGCTACATGGATGCCATCCGGTACCGCGTTTGTTGCAGACTGGACACAATCACAGGTTGCCACTGTTGATAACCTGAAAGTTGAGTTCTTCGAGCAGGATAGCGACAACGTACAAAGGAACTTGATTACGGTTAGGGTAGAAGCCCGTGTTGTGCTTGTAACAGGCCAGCCGTACGCGTTCTCATATGCTACCGGACTTTAACATTAGTTGGGTTGTTGAGTATTATAAAAATTGGAGTGTCGAAAGATGCTCCTTTTTTTATTTGTTTATTTCGATGTGTTGTATTACATTCGCTAACGACAAACCGTTAATCTTTGGTGGGAACGAGGCTAACGGTTATTTCGCCTTAGGGCGAGTAATAATCAAGGCCGGTTTGCATTTTCCCACAAGTGCTACCGGTTTTTTTATGACACAACAGGAACGTACGATACAGCTGTTTAACGAACTGGTAAAATTTGGCACAATCACCAGTTATTATATAAATGATGGCCAACCACAGTTTGCGCATTCAGCATTTGAAGCGCCGGTCATGGTCAGAAAAGGAAAGCATAATATTAAAGCTGAATACCATAAAAACGGTGTTGAAGGATCTTTCTCCGTTGAATCTTACGATGAGAAAGTTTACTACAAATCATTATACAAAATACTTAACCTCATTAAAGCGCTGTAACCATGCCCATTAAAACAATAACATTCAACGGTAAATTTTACCCTGCCTTGCAAAGCGACGGCAACGCCATGCAGTTCGCTATACCAACGTTTAAAAAGCTTATACCAGAAGATTGGCGCGGGTACGATATAGGCTGTAACAGGCCTGAATGGGCGTATCCTGGAGCCGAAATAATAGACCCCGAAATAAACAACTACCATGCGATGCGGTTACCCGTCAAGATGGTTGATTTTATTGTATCAAGCCATATGCTGGAGCATTTTGTAGGCCGATTTCAGGACGTTATAGAGTTCTGGTTGACAAAAATTGCGCCCGGCGGGTTAATATGTCTGTACCTGCCAAATTTTGATTACCAGAAGTATTGGGCATGGGGTAACAAAAAGCATGTTCACTATTTATCGCCTGGTATAATGAACGAGTACTGCGAGTACCTGCACATGCTTGGGTTGTGCACGGGTTTCTTTGTTAGCGAAGGGTATGATATGAACGGTAGTTTTTATTGTATAATTGAAAAGTAATGTACCCCACCGAAATAAAAGTCATACGTATTACAAAAGAGCCTGTGCAGAATGTTTGGTATCCTAAAACAATGGTAGGCCGGCAAGCTGTTATTACTTCTTACGGGTGTGCGATGATTGAACCGATGGATGATAGTGAATTTGGCGGATACTCTATTGCGCCAGGAAATTATGATTATGATTTGTTAATGGTTGGTAAAACAAAGCAATGATATGGGGTTAATAATACTGTCAATACCATTAATTGGGTTATTAATAGAGATGACTAAAGGGATATTTAAATATATTAAGCATGGTAAATAATGTCGCCCTTTTCATCTACTACACCCCATCATGGCAGCAGCTAGCGGATGTAGTGCTGCCCGTTGCCGCTGCGTACTGTGATAAGCATGGGTATGCTAAGGTGTTCATTAAGCATCCCTTTGAATCCAGTACAAAACCAATCGGATACCATAAAATGCACAGGCTGCGAGATTTGATGGATAGGGTTGAATATATATGGGTACTTGATTGTGATGCGATGATAACAGGCAACCAACCAGTAACAAACTTTATATCATCATGGCCTTATGATATGTACTTTACGAGTGATGTTCACGGGTTGAATGCCGGTAGCTGGATAGTAAAAAGTACTGAATGGAGTAAGGATATTATCGATGACGTGCTTAATAATTTCGATGCCCCAGAGGAGCAGTCTGTTATTAAAAGTATCATTCAGTATCCATCCAGTAGTGTGTGCCAGCTCCCCCATCCCTCAATCAACAGCTACCTATACACAGAATACATGTATGACTGGGACAGGTTAGTAGGCAACCACCCCATGCCAACGCACGAACAGGGAAACTGGCAGCCGGGTGATATGGTGTTGCACCTGCCGGGTGTTGATTTTGAAAGGAGAATTGAAATTTTTAAACAAGTAAAAGAAATGTTAGGGTTATGAGTAGCAAACAGAAGGTGATAAGCATTAGCGCCCCATCAGGGACAGACTTAGCAAAAAGGATGAGCAACTTTTTGAATAATATAAATGAAGAACTACATCCTATTGCAGGATATTATTTTATTAAAAAGATAGCTGTATCTATCAGTTGTTACACTATTGACAGTGAACACTACTGCATTCTTATTTACGAAGAACAAGTGAAACTATAACATGCACTACGCTATAATCATAACCACCTTTAACCGACCCGTTGAAACAGCCAAGTGCTTAGAGTCCCTTCGTCACGCCCAGTATCTGCCCAATACCACGTTTATAATAGTAGATGACTGTAGTACAGATCAAACTACGCTACAGCTAATACGGGAGTTTTCAGTACCGGGCTATACAGTACTGCATATACGCACAGAAGAAAACAGTGGCATAGCAAAGGCATTGTACAATGGTTATAATCTAGCCTTTGATCTGCTGCATTGTGACATCGCCATGAACCTGGACAATGACGCGCTGGTAAACAACATGTTTCAGTATGACCTCGTGCAATTAAAAGCCATCTGGCAGCAAAACATAGTCTCAGGCTTCAACTGCAATACCCGTAACCGTGATGGCAGCGAACGGCACAAGGCCGTAGGAGGTGGTTCAGGGTATGTGTTCCGTGAAAGTGTAGGCGGTATAAATATGGTGCTGCATAAAGAACAGTATGAAAAGTATATGCGGCCGGCACTGGAGCATACAATATCTAATAAAGGCAACTGGGATCATCTTACTTGTATCAATAGCATGAAGGACAACCGTAAGATAATCTCTTTGAAGCCGTCTGTTATGCAACACCAGGCCACAGCCAGTAGTATGGGGCATATTGAGGAGCCGGATAAGGCGGAAGACTTTAAGCCATTGACATTAAGGGATGTGACGTTGGTTTGTGTGGATGATGATTTACAAAGGGCGGTTAAAGCAGTTGAAAAAAGCGAGGATAGTATTCATTTTGGTGCAGTGGTAATTATATCGAGCGGGGTTAGTGGTAATCCAACTAAGCTGCACAACCTTACCATGTATCAAATCCCCCGACTCGGCTCCAAAGAGGCCTATAGCGCATTCATCATCAATGACCTGCACAAATATATCAAAACCAGCCACGCCCTTATAGTGCAGCATGACGGCTACGTTAAGAACGCCACCGCCTGGCACCATGATTGGCTGCAGTACGACTACATAGGCGCACCGTGGGGACCAGAGTACGGCAATAACAGGGTCGGAAATGGGGGGTTCTCTTTGCGATCCAAAAAACTACTCGATCTAACCAGCCGCCTTAACCTTGTCGTTACCCATCCAGAGGATGCAGTTATTTGCAGGGAACTTCGGCCGGCACTGGAGCGGGAGCATGGCATTAAGTTCGCCCATGTAGAAGCTGCGCAACAGTTCAGCTTTGAAGGCTATAACCAGCCGGGGCAATGGAGCGGGCAGTTTGGGTTTCATGGGGAGCGGGCTGTAGTGAGTGCGCAGCCACCTCGTCCTGTCCCAGCCATTGCCAAACACGGCATCATATTCAACCAGTTTTTAGGACTGGGGGATATATTCTTTTTAATACAGCTTGCGCGTACATATATGGATAGGGGACACGATGTTGTATGGCCCGTAGCGGATGAGTATCACGCCGATCTAAAAAGACACTTCCCCGATATTCAGTTTGTGCCTAAGAGTGCGTTCACTATGCAGTATGACAACCAGCGGGAACATTGGCATAGGTGGAAGTACGGAAATTACAAGGTGTTGCCACTTCGGTGGAATACTATAAGAACCAACGATGGCAGCGATGCCATGACCGGCAAATACGCTATGGTTAACGAGGACTTTAATATTTGGCGCGGGCTGCGTTGGGATAGGGATCTGAAAAAAGAGGCTGCACTGCATGATGTTGTAGGCGCACATGGCGCGTATGAACTGCATGCTGGCACGTTTGGATGTGCTGTTACCACGGGTAATGCAAAGGTGAAGAAACTGGGCCATACGGGATTGCCTGTGGTTGAATTAAGGCAGGTGCCCGGATATAGTTTGTTGGATTGGACTAATATTATTATGCAGGCCAATTTCATACACGCCGTTTCATCCTCAACCCTATATATGCTGGAAAGACTCCCGTTGAAAGCTATAGAAGTTCATTTATACGGTCGAGACCAGGGGTTGAAAGACTTTGACTATGTAAGGCCGTTGCTAACTAAGGAATATATTTATCATCCTTGATAATAATATTAATAATATTAATAATATTAATAATAATAATATGATAAGCGTAACCAAACATGGAACCGGCAACCCGTACACCCCACCGCCTGCATTACAGCCTAAAGTGTACAATAATCGTTGCCCGCATTGCGCCTGCGAATACTCATTCTCAGAGGATGCGGCGAGACATGGTTCATCTGGTGCAGATGGCCACGACCTGTTAATTGAATGTCCAGAATGCAGCGGGCCTAATTGCTATACAATATGGTATATAAAAAGGCATCCAGAGTCTCCAGTGCATGTTAAAAAACTAACCTTCTGGCAAAAGGTATGCGTATTTTTTCACTTACCTATATACAAATAACATGAACCTCTTCCGACGCATATTAACCACCTTTCGCAAGCCAAAGCCTGCACCACAGCAACCGATACCAGAATACGTTATTGTGCAGATATTTCCCGGTCAAACGTGCTATGAACTGAATTTGGAGACGGGTGTGCTTGAGACGATAGCACTTAAGCGTATTGAGGGAAGTAAATACATGTTGTTGCCAAAACATGGCTACATGTATGAGATAGCCGCCAATAAACGTAACGCCGCGCGGAAGCTGGCCAAGCGGCTGGAGCTGATTAATAAAGAGTATAGTAAACAATAAAACGTTGCCGGAACGGATGCCGGTTTATATTATGGGAGTACCAAAAAAAAGTGGTCTGGTAAAAATAAAAAGTTCAGATATTGCATTAATTCCAAGAGTTAGGCCGGTTATTAAAAAGATTGACCAGCAATTTGCTGAATTACCTTTTGATGACGCCTGTTTGTTCTTTGAAGAAATAAAAAAGAACATGCAGGAACGTATAAAAGAGCAGTTTAACCAAACTGATAAAAAGTTTTCTTTACTAAAGGAATTTTCCTCTAAGCACCAATTATAACCGCCCCGGCTACGGTCACCGGCACGCATGCGCATCCTAACCGCTATCTGCACATCTTACCAACCTACCGCAAAGAGCGGCGCCGATATGATGTGCGAACGTATCAATACCTACCTCGCAGCGAAAGGCCATGACGTTATTACCATGATTGACGGTTGCCAGCAGGATTACACCTACAAAGGCGTTAAGGTTACCAATAATCGGTACTTAGTAGGCGAGAAGTACGATTGGTGCGATGTTGTTATTACCCACCTGGTGCATAAAGGAGAGGCAGTGCAAATAGCAAAAAGGTTTAACAAACCGGTATTCCACGTAGTGCATAACGGCAATGGCACTACGCTGCCGGCCAATACGCCGGATAACTACCTTATCTACAACACCTACCATTTACACAACACTTCACCACATGGCCTGCCGTCGTTAGTAGTGCAGCCGCCTACCTGGCAGGATCATTGGCGGCGGGTAAGCAATGGCCAATATATTACGCTGGTTAATTGCGTAGCTAATAAAGGGCATGAAACAATGGTGCAACTTGCCCGCGCAATGCCTTCATTTAAGTTTATGGGGGTATACGGAGGATATGGCAACCAGTTGCACCGGCCTATCAGCAACATAAGGTACAGGGCTTACACGGACAATATGCAGGAAATTTACAACGAAACGCGTATAATTATCGTACCTTCCATTTCGGAAAGCTGGAGTTTAGTGGCGGCAGAGGCGCAGGCATGCGGGATACCGGTTATTTGCAGCGACTTGCCGGGTCTTCGTGAGAACATGGGCGACAGCGCTATATACTGCCGGAATACGCGGGATTACATGGATGGGATATTGAAGCTTCAACACCCGGAAATGTACTACCACTATCGTAACTTGGGTTGGCAACGGCAGATTGAACGCGAACAAGCGCACTTACAACAATTAAGCGATATGGAAAAGTATATGCAGCAGGTGGTGGATGATAAGAAAGGTGTTGAAAAGGTGGACATCAGAGAGGTCTCACTATTGCCTGACGGAAGTTATGGTATCGGGTATAATGTTCCACGTGAAAAGGTCGAAACTCCGGCAGCACCAACTAAGGAAAAGAAAATAATCACCAGGCCAACAACAGACAGAATCAAATAACCAAACAATCAACTAACAATGGGCGGATTTCCATACGGCAACAGTTATTTCGGCGGGGTGTTCGCCCCTGATGCACCTATAAATGCCGTACTGCAGGTGCAGGAGGTTGATAATGTGTACCCTTACGAAGTTTCAGAACCGGTTACGTTGGATGAAGCTAAGCACTATTGCCGCATAGATTATGATATTGATGATGAATTGATATTGACATTTATTACCGCCGCGCGTATTCTTTTAGAGCAGTACACTGGCCTTTCGTTCATTCCGAAACGCCTTATTGTGCAGCTTAATAACGGATGTGGTGGTATTGAACTGCCATACGGCCCTATACCGGGTGGGCCTGATGCAATTGATAAAACATTGGTTACAGACGGACTGGGTAACGCTATAGATAGTGGGTTGATAGTGCTTACCGGGTTAAACTTCGTGAATGTACAAAGCCCGTGTTACCCGCTGCTTGATTTTATTTACAGTGCTGGTTACGACATATTGCCTGAACCGCTAAAGACCGCTATAAAGGCCCAGGTGTTTTACATGTATGATAACCGGGGCGAATTGCAGGGTACAACGAGCGAAGGTGGTGGCAGAGGGTACAGTCCCAACTATATCGTTAAAGCAGCTCTTACGTTATGTGAAAAGTATCGTAGGGTTAGTAATTTGAGTATGTGATGAAGCCACGCGAATGGATGTATATTGAGAAGCAAAAGCGGCGCAAGTTTGTTCGCCGTGAAATGTACAGGTGGTGGTATGAACAATTTGTGTCATTCTGCAACAATTATTTAAATGCCTAAAAAAATATACCCATCAGAACTACGCCGCCGCGTAACCATAAAGCGGGCAATACCGGTAATAACCGATGGCGGCGGTGTTGATACGTCCGAATACGAGGTATTGTACACTACCTGGGCGAAGGTTACCGACCTTACTACATCACAAAAGGTATATTATGGCCTTGATGCGTTTAAGGATAATAAAGAGGTTATCATGCGGTATGTTGAGGGGCGCGATATAACCACTGATTTAGTGGTGGATTATATTGACGGGCAGGTAACCACTTCGTACAGTATTAAAAGTCAGCAGATGTACACACAGGATTATAAGCGGTACCAGATAATTATTATTGAAGGGTTTGATGTGAATGCAACAAAGTAAAACCGGCTGCATGCCGCCCAAGACTGAAAACCGGCACGGAAGTGCAACTATTATATGCAAGTATTAACACCGGGTCACAAATATGTGGCAGCCAATTTTGAAAACGCCGAAAATGGCCAAACAATTCAGTTTATTGAAAAAGTATCGCCTGATGGTGGTAGTACGCTTGAAACAGTAAACGATGGCACAACTAATGAGGAGTTATTAGCCGTGCTTATTGACAGGCTAAATTTTTTAAACAATAAATTCCCTTGCAGAGAAAACGCCCTTGCTATTACTAATATTCAGCAAGGGTTATTCTGGCTGAATGAAAGAACACGAGGACGTGTAGCGCGTGGTGTTGAAGGGCAGCAACGTTCATAAGCAGTATTTTTTCATACGTTCACGGCCTGCGTATTTACGCGGGCTTTTTGTAACTTTAACATGTCAACACTCATCACACCAAACACTCACCATGCCCACTACAGAACAAATACAGGACTTCATAAAAACACTTGACCTATTCCCGCCACCAGTAAACCTAACAATGTTTGCCGGGCAAAATCTTATAGATAAACTGAAGGCGCACGCTAACGAGCAAGTGGTATATTCTGGCATGGGAATGACAGTTAAGTCATCAAACCTATACCCCTATAAGCTTGATGACGGACGTATTGTACACGGTGTTATAATGAACGATAAAGGCGAGGTGCAACAATTCCTTATACAATCCGCTAACACATAATTTTATGCCCGGCCTATCATTCAAACTTACCGGTTTTGACCTGTCCGACCTGAAGCAATACGCACAGGACGTTCAGGATGCATTACAAGACGAACTGGATGTAACGGCCATAGATATTGCCCGTGATGCTAAAGAGGCCGCGCCAGTTGATCTGGGCGCGCTACGTGCCAGTATCTTCGCTAATAATGAAGGAAAGTACATCCGAGCCGGCGCTACTGTAGAATACGCTCCGTACGTTGAATTTGGTACAGGTACCTTTGTTGATATTAACCCGCCAATAAGTACAGATGCCACGTTATTTGACTTTTACCAGGCGTATGAGGAGTTGCAACAGTATGCCCTGCAGTTTAAGGGTAGGGGCATACGTAAAGTGAACCTGCCACCACGCCCGTTTATGTTCCCGGCCATTTACAACAACTACCAACGCCTGTTGAAAAGTATTGCGACTATTATGAATGAAGCGGCGGTGAAGTAGCCAACCATCCACCACTATTCTGTTTATTCTTTATTTCCCTTACCTTTACCCTATGCGGGATGTTTACAAGCCGTTGCGGCAAGCTTACTACGCCTTATTAGCCGGTGCCATAACAGTGCCAGGGGAAACGCTTCCGGTGCCTGTAAGGTACCCTATGCTTGCACAGGGTGAACAACGAAGTAACTACCTGCTTATTTCAGGCATCGAAAGCAGGCCTTTTAACAGTGGTGAAGTAAGTTTTGCGGACGTGTTTGTGACATTTACTATTGTAACCCGGTCGGATAAGAATAACAGCGGGGATAACGCCGATTATATTGCAGATAAGCTTTATGAAATAGTTTACCCTGATGATATAGGACAGCAGGTGTTGTTAATGTCTGCCGGCCAATGCGTAAACACCACAACCATAAGCGATACCATACTGCCTTATCTTACCGATGGACAACGGGTGATACTCAACCGAGTGATAAAGCTTAGCCACATTATACAGTTTGCAAAGGTGCCTCGTAACAGCAATATTTATTACGGAGTGCAGGATACCACTGATGACCCTGTTGATTTCTCACACAGCTATTTCGGTGACCCAGCACTACCTATAACCATTAACTATGGCAACCAAGCTGCACCAAAAATATACTGGGTTGCTTACCCAATGTCATACGCTAAAAAAACAGCCTATCAAGACCTTAACGAAGACTTAAACAGTGCGCCCATCGATACGCCTACCAGTTTGTTTACAACACGGATTATAGTGATTGACGGGGATAACTACTGGTGTATAATAGGTGGGTATAAAACCACATTTGGCGGTGATACAAAAGAGGTTAAGTTTTATTAAGAGGTAACAACGCACCAGAACAGCGACACCAGTACCGGTACGCAGCAACCACCCAACGCCGTACAGTGCCTGTACTGGTCTGGGTATCGCCCCAATAAATTTATTTCCATAATTATTTTTCGTGTATATTTACACCTATAAGGCCTTTTGTGGGAAAGGGCTGGCAAAAATAAATACATTATTGTCATGTCTACACCTACATCAACTAACTTCAGGAAAGGCCAATATTTTGGGTTATACGCTAAAATTTCAGCAAGCCCAGAAACTTACGAACTGGTTGCTTGCCTCAACAACAAAGGGTTTAAAATAGCCAATAAGGTTATCGACGGCACCAGCGATTGCGGCCCTGCTTACCTGGCTGGTTTCCCAAACAGCACCGTTTCCGGAAAAGGATTCCTATCCTTTGGTGATGATACAGTTATCAGCGGGCAACAGATGTTTGACTACGCGCAAAGCCAGGAAAGTGTTGATTGGATTATACAGCCGCAAACAGACCCAAACCTGCCGCCAAATACTGGCGATTTAGCATGGACATTTACCGGGTTTATCAGCAACTACGCTAATGATTTTAACACCGACCAGATGGCAGAATTTACCTTTGACATACAGGTACAGGGTAATATTGCGCAGGAACTGCTGTAATTAACCGCAGCGCATGAGCAACGACGTAGCGCCGGCATCCGATTGATATAATAACATACTGTGGGATATGATACAAATTAAAATAAAACGTCCTGTTACGGACGAACAGGGGAATATTACAGGGGAGCAGGAAATTAACGCTCCTCTTCAAACAAAATTCAACTACTATGCTATTGAGCAGTTTGGCAAGGTTAAGGGTGAAGCAGATAGCAACGTAGTGTATACCGTACGCCTTCTTTATTGCGGTTATTTAGGGTATTGCTTTGCTAAGCAGCAGGCACCCGAAATAACTTACGAGGAAATACTCGATTGGCTGGATGAGAGTATTGATGATGAAGCCGCATTGAATGAGATTGCATTGGTTAAAAAGGCCTGGACAGAAAGTACAGCCTTTGAAAAGCTGATTAAAAAGGGTCTTGCAGCGCAGGAAAAAAAAAGCCAGCCAATGGTAGCATCCCCGACGACGGAGTAGAATGGTCCGACGTACACGCTTTCTTTTGGGGGGAGATGGGATATGATATTGATAAATACTACAACCTTACCCCTTACCAGGGATGGTGTATTGCAAAGGGATACCACAACCGGGTAAACAAACAAAACTTCATATACCGGCGCATAGGGTGGGGAATAATGAGTAGCATGGGAGCCAAGTTACAGGAAAAGGATTTATTCGGCCTGCCCTACGATGAAAGCACAATATTAACCACCGAGGAAAAGAAAGCCATTCTAAGAACATTCAAACCCACTATAACACGCAAACGTAAACCTAATGGCAACAGTAGCGCAGCTTAACGCAGAGATAGGGGTTAACATACAGCCATTACAACAGGGGTTAGCGGCCGCAGAGCAGGCTATACAGGGTTTTAGCCAGGATGTTGCCACAAGCGTTACAAGTGCCTCAACGGCTATAGATACAGCCAATTCAGCAGTAGAACAGTTTTCAGAAGAGGTAGGCACATGGGCCGTTGATGCCAATAGCAGCCTGGGGGAGTTGTATAATGGGTTAGATAACCTTATAGCACTTCAATCAAGACTGCCGGAAAGTAGCGCAAACTATGCCGAACTTGGTGTTCAAATAGAATTGGTAACAGCGCAGATAGGTGCCTTAGAGGCTGCTGCTGCCAGTGCATTTACACAACTTGAAATGGACCAGGGCGCAGCAGATGCCGCTGCCGCTTCATTTGCTGCAATAGAATCGGCAGAGATAGCCGCTGCCGCCGCTGCTGAACAATTAGCCATAGCCGAAAAGAATGCAGGCATATTTATGCTGAATGCATCGCAATCGGCAACAGTTCTGGCAGAGAGAGATGTGCAATTGGCGATAGCTGAAACCGCCGCTGCTAAGGCTGCTGCGGAGCAGGCGGCAATGACCGCAACCGCTGAAAAGAACGCTGGTGTTTTTACGCAAACTACTGTAGGGTCTACAGTGGCTACGGTTAGCCTTGCTGGTGCAGCTACTGCTGCGGGAACGGCTTTATCATTTTTACGGCAAGCGGCATATTTAATTCCTGGTATTGGACTGGCAGGCATTATGAATTTGATTGCAGAGGGCGTTATGGAGGCTGCGAAAGATATGGGAATACTGAGTAATAACGTACAAGAGGTTGCGTTAAAATCCGTTTCCGCAAGCAGTAACATAAGCGATCTTGAGCAAAACATAAAAAAATTATCTGAAACAGAAGCTAATAATGCGGCCAAGGCGGGTATCCTTATTGATGCATTGGGCAGTACGAATATATCTCTAACCACCCGAAAGCAAATATTAAATGATCTTGAAAGAATAGCACCACAATACTTATCATCTTTAGATAAAGAAAAGGCGAGCTACCAAGATATATCTAAGGCCATAGGGGATTATAATTCCAATATTGGCAAACAGGTAGTAATAAAATCGCTATTGCCGGAGTATGAAAAAATAGTAAAAAGGCTAACTGATGCGCAAGCTGAAATATTCAGGCTGCAAAACAATGTTGGCCAATTAAATATAGGTGGTATCCTTGATGAAGAAAACGCGTCTGAGATAAAGAGGCAGGAATTGATTGTGCAAGGCGCAACAAAGGAACTGGCCGTTGCAAAAGAGTTTCTGCAAAGACTTGCTGGGAGCCCTATAGACCTTATGGAAATACTTTTTGGTAAAGGGAATACCGGGGCCAATACCAAGACATCCGCCGATAAAATTTCAAATGTACTTTCTAAGCTTAAGACGGATTTGCAAAGTATACAAACATTAGGTACTGCAAATAAATCCCCCTTAGGTAATATACAGGCAGCTGAAATAAACGCCATAGAGTCCGCTATTAAAAGGCTTATTGAATTAGGATATAGCGATGCGGGTATAAAAAAGCTGCTTGATGATATAAAGGAGATTAGGTCGCAAATGATGCTCCCGCTGCCTAAGGACCCTTACTTAATACCTTATGCCGAATATTCTGCATCAACTGAAAAATTGCTCAACCTGAGCCTTGCGTTACGTGATGAGAGCCAGAGAAAAGAAGCGCAAAATTCTGATAAACGCAGGAAGCAGGAAGAAAAAGATTTGCAGACAAGTCTTAAGAAGAGAGAAGAAATGTATAAACAATTCAGTGAGACCATAGCTAATTTCTTTGGGCAGATTGCAGTATCACTCGGCGAGGCATTAGGCAATGTGATATCCGGGCAAGAGGATCCCCTTAAGGGACTAAAGGAATCTTTAGGACAGAGTATTAAACAACTTGGTGCGCAATTAATACAATTCGCCATAGAAATGGCTATTGTACAGAAGGTAGCCACAAAGCTTGCTGCGACGCCAGCAGGACCTATAATATTAATAGGTGCTGGTATTGCCTTAACGGCCATAGGGTCTGCCATAGCCAACAGTAGCATAACGCCACATGCTGAAGGTGGTATATTTACCGGTCCAACACTTATAGGTAACCATCTTTTCGGAGAAAAGGGGCCAGAGGCTCTTATACCATTGAACGGGGCCCCCAATATGTTTAGGGGAGAGTCTGCATCCCTTAAAAATGGGGATATTGTCGGTCGAATATCCGGTAATGATCTGCTTTTGGTAATAAACAGGCAGGACCAATACAATCAGAGGAATTACGGAGAGTTTGTTTCCATGTCTAGAAAGCCTATAAGGCGTTAGCTGTTTGTTATTGTTAATAATGCACTATAACCCCATTAACATCTTTCACATTCAGAATATGGATACTTGTATCATTCGGCAACTGCTTGTAAATAACCCCAGTTTTATATATGTTGCCTTTGTATTCCATTGTAACGCTATCGCCAGGCAAATATGTATCACTGGTGGCCTGTGGTATTGGAATTGCACCTGGAAATAAATAATAAAGGTTTGCGGTAATAGTAGCGTGCTGTTGTACCGTTTTAGTACAACTAAAAATACAGATAAGTAGTAATGAGAGTATGTGTTTCATTTTATTGCCGGTTACAGGCGGTGCTGTTATTTGGTGTTATTGATGATAGTGTTAACGGCCCATATAAGGCAGAGGGTAAGGGATATAACCGCTATTAAAAAATAAAACGTGTTTAAAACCCCAAACATTAATATAAAACCAGTTAAAAATGAAACAATTAGCAGCGTTAACAAGCTCCACGCTATTATAACTTTCATAAAATGTGCGTAGCCGCGCCCGGGTTGGTTTAAACGGTTATAGTGGTGTAGGGTTTGCCGTACCCAAAAGAATGAGATACTTTACCTTGTTCAATATGAACGCATGATTTTATCGGGATTACACCCTCATCTATGCCAGCTATTTTACAGGCGTGAGACAATTCAAGATCGGGGTGGTAATCTGTATATAAAGTTATACAACGGCTAGTTTGTATGCTACATTGTGCAATTAGCTCCTTTTCAAAAGTGTCTAATTTTTCAGATGTAACGCCCCGCATGCAATGATTTTTAAGGGCCGAACTAAACATGTTAATCATAAAGTCGCCTGCATCCTGTGTGCTGTTTTTGATTTGTTTGCGCCAAAGATTTGCAGCAATAGCAATTTCTTTGTGCATCGAGTGTTGTGTTTGCATTGTTACTGTGGTTTTATAGTTGTCAATATCGCCGCCGTCAGACTATCGTGCTTTGCCAGCACCTTTGCTTTCTCCGCATCCGTAAGGTACACGTTGCGGGCTTTCTTTTTCTGGTCGTCTGGGACGGGCTTGCGACCTGAGTTGTTGCGAAGGCCGCCGCGCGATGGTTTTTGTTTTTGTTTTTGCATTGGGTAATTGCGCGTTAAATGATGAAAATAATAATAAATAATAGTTGAATTAATTACTACTGATCCCTATTAGGGGTAATCTTATAACAGATTAAATTTTAATCTTTCTGTACATGAAACATAAGTTTACCGCGTCTCCTGTGAAGAGAGGCGAGTCGCCTAATCACCGATTTGGTGTAACCAAAGGTTCGACCAATTGATTCAACTTGTTCTATTGCTATAGAAACATCATTTAAATCTGTGCATTGGTTTGCCTTGTAACATTTAGATAAGCTTTCTTTTGATTTCATTGTTTTTTGTAGATTTTTGCCATTCTTTTGGGTCATCTTCGCATCTATCGCGAAAAAAGTCTTTTATAGATTTCTTAACCTGCTTTAGTGCAAATTCTAAATCGGCAAAGCCGTTGCCATCAAAGCCGTTATATCCATTTTCGCTGGTAATATAAAACCTGCCGTCTTCATTTTGCTCAATAAAATAGACATCGCTTATCATTTGTTCCGTAACGCTTACCTTATTGCCGCATATGCCGTACTTTATATTCACCTTTTTTGTTTTTGTTCTCACAAACCTACAATTAAATAACTTATAAAACCAAATATTTTTTCAAAAAGTGCAAAATATTTTTCCTGTAACCCCGTTACGTATCCATTATACACCATCCCATTACAACCTTACATTTTGCCTATACCTCCCATTACCGTAACTTTAACATATGGCCTATAACTTACATTATTACTACTCGTTTACCAATTACCAAAACGATAGTTTCAGAGTTGAAATTTTAGAACTTAACTACACTGGCGATATAACACAGTTGCAGGCTACAGATAAGCCTTTTGTTATTGCCCCTTTATCGGGCGACAATGATATTTATAGCCCTATAAAACCAACGGCCGCGTCTTTGTCTTTTTGGAGTAAAAATAATGGTGATGAAAGGGATGGAATACCAGCGTACAGTGTGACGATTAACGATTTCTATAGCAATACGCAAAACGCATTCAGGGTTGATTTTTATGATAATAATGACAATCTTTTATGGTCTGGATTTATACAGATAGATAATAGCGATGACGAATTGCAAGATTATGCAGTACCTATAAACCTTGATGCCAATGACAATCTCGGGTTGCTGCAAAATATAAATTTCTTGCTTGCCACAGTTTATATTCCAAGTACAAATATACGGTACACTCAGTCTGGTGTTAATATACAAACTACAGCAAGCGAAGATGATCCGATAGGTCATAATAATTTATTTCAGGTTTCTGGTGTGCCATCGAATCCTGGCATACAGCCCGGTGATCAATTATTGTTTTTTGGCACTTACTATACTGTTGAAACAGCTAATTATCTGCCATTTTCGATGTTTTTGACTATAGTAGTTGTTCAGCATATATCAACATCCAGTTATACAGGTGCTTCTTTTACTGTTTATGAAAGCATAGCAACTAGCCCGTACACCTTTGCAAAACTTACTGATATTTTAGCAGCCATCATGCAAAGTACATCGTTACAATTAGAATGTGATGCGTTTTTAAATATTTTTGAGAATAATACAGATGATAGAAGTGTTAATCCTACCAATGATTTTTTACAGCAAACGGTTATACATACAAACTATTTTTTAGATAGCGAGGGCAACTTTACAGACTGCTATACTATATTAACTAATATATGTCACGACTTTAGCATGACCCTAACGCAGGCGAATGGTAGATGGGTTATATTTAGAGAGGGGGAATTTAGGCTATTTACCAATGGTGATGTGCCAGGAACAAGGTATGATGCTAATTTCAACGTGTTGTCAAGTACAGTAAGTCATTCGCTTTCTATTATAGGTAGAAATAATGATTTTGGGCCACAATTGTATTATTTTGAACCAATAAATGCCAATCAACAGCGCAGGATTTTAAAACCATTCCAGTACTCAAAAAGAAAACTTACATACGCGTTGCCCGACTGGATAGATGATTACAGGTTTACTAATGTATTTAATTTAACTGGGTCTGATACAACATTGGGAATTGTATCAAATTTCTATACCATCCCCTCAAACTGGTATGACCCTAACGCGGATGTGACGAATCCTAATGGTATTACATCGCTGGTTGTTGCCTTTGATAGTACACTGGGGAATACTGAAATTGACCGTTATATGCTTATTAGTCAATGGTCGCCCCAAGGGACAAAGAAATGGATGCAGTTTAACGCTATCCCAGTTGTTAAAAAAAGCGTGTTTTCATTTAATTTTAATTTCTTTGCAGCCTATTATAGCTTTTTATCCCCAGTACCACCACCGAGTCACGGAACTTTTAACTTTAGGGCCAGGTTTCAATTATTGACAAGTACTGGAGATATTTATTTTTTGGAACAGGTTACAGTAAGTACTAATAAGTATCTTCAATGGAGTTCAGCACAACCGGCAGCCAATTGGAATACAGATGATGGGTTATTGCAATTGGCAGATGAGAATTATGGTAACATAAATAACTATTCGGTTTCCGTTTTTGATGACAACGGAGTTATACCGCCTTTCCCTGAAGATGGTTTATTTTTAATTGGGTTGGCGGGAAACAATGGAGATACAATATTCTATCCTGCAGGTGTCAAAAACCTTGATTTAAGTGTTAAAAACAACCTCGGCGTTATAAGTAGCATGACAGCCCAGGTGCATAAACAATCCCAGGATAATCCAGTAAAAAACAATTCAGAAGAGGATATTAATTTTGATGATACATTGGTTAATACCATTAAGGGCACATTATTGATAAATGTGGCTACTAATTTTGGTATATGGGTAGGAGATTTTTATAATACTCGCACACAGTTCTGGCACCGCGCCAATCTTACCGAAAGCCTGCGCCTACAACAAATAAACACCTTTGATACACTGTTTATTCAACGCATCGCGCGTACTATTGTAGAGGGTGATTTTTTTGGGTTGCGGTACAGGCCAGCGGGAACGATTACAGGTAATGGTACGATAGAGATTGATCCCCCTGAAATAGAGGTTAATGGACGCCCTAACGCGGATGGCATTTACCCAGGAATGTACATAAGCTTTGCAGGGTACACGTATAGAATAGTATCCGTAAGCTCAGTTCCAGGCACTGTACAGATAATTACCGACCCTTCTCCTGTGGGTAGCGCATTCCCCGACGTGGATTATATTATTCAATGGCCATTAACCTATATCAGCATGTTTAACCTTTTTAATATAGCGTTTATGCCGGGTAAAGTGTTTATACCGGGTATAGCTTCATTTGATTTTAAAACAGCTATATGGAGCATGACTATGTACGAATTGTATGATGAGGGAGAGGTTGACGGGGATTTGACGGCGGAGTACCAGTTCTCGTACCTGTATAATACTAAATAGGGAAATTAAGGTGCGCAAATTCACCAAAAACCTGCTTAGCTCTTAAATCATAAGCTTTTGCGGCTTCTATTTCATTTTTAAAATATCCTATATGTTTAACCTTTTTATTGTCGTTTATTTGGGCATGCCATCTGTTTGTTGTTTTATAAAAACAAACACCTAAAAACTTAGAAGTCCCCGTTTTAGATGGGCTTTTATTTTTTGAATTTTGTGAATGTGTGCAAATTCTTAAGTTTATTTTTTGATTATTGAGCCCATCGCCATCTATATGGTCTGCGTGTATTTTACTATCTTTTAATTCAAGTAAAAATCTATGCATATAACGATGTGGGCTGTATTTTGTTGGTCGTTTACCTACATACCATTTTCCGCGCTGATTGAAAGCGCACCAATTAAACTGCATCAATAATTCATAATCTTCATCATCAACAATTGTAGACTTCCCTTGTGTAAGTTGTATTATTTTCATATTAAAAAAAAGACCTTGCTTTACACATTCACGGTGTGTATTAACAAGGCCTGTTTAGATTTAAAAATCTAAAAAAGTTTACTTATTACAACCTGATGCCGTGAACATTACAGGTGTAAATTATATGTCAAATATAGACAACATCCCGGTTAAAAATCTATTATTTTGCCCTTACCCGGTTGTTGCGTATTTTTATACCGCCGGGTGGGAGCGGCTGTTAACAATCAAAACGCATATACTGTGTTAATTAACGGCAAAAATGTTATCCTCGCTATTCTCACCGGTGAAAGCCCACAGACATTTACTGTATTGGGCTGCGCGCGTAACGTACGCCTTACATACAACACAGATACCGCAGAAAAAACGACAGTCGGCAGTGGTACTAACAAAGAGTACAAGCCTTTAGTAACATCATGGTCTGGTACTATTGACGGGTTAAGTAGCGATGATAATGTTACCACGCGGGAACTTCTACAATACGTGCAAAACCTTTCAGTGTTATTCATGCAGTTTGACTTAGGAGACGGCGGTGTGCCATTGAACGGAGATATTATTTTATCCAGCGTAGAGGCGGCAGGTACGTACAACGATGCGGCAACATATAATGTTTCATTCCAGGGAACTGGGCAATTAATAATATAATGGCTATAACAGTAAGCGAAGGTATATTATATGCTAACCCGGTACCTGCCCAGCAATGGCAGCGTAAACTCGTTTCCGGTATTACCTACGCTGATTGGAGTAGTTTTATAGAACTGGAAACGTTCTTTACATCAACAACAGGCCTGGATGGCAGTTTCATGGTCAATAAATATTTCTGGGTAGCCGGATATTTTTATTTTTTCGATGGGGTTTCATATTTGCCTGTAACATCGGCACCCCCCGCAAATGGAGTACAAGGGATACCGTATAGAATTACGGTTACAGGGCCATCGGTAACAATACCGGAACTTGAGGGAATGCGATTATTAACAACCTTATATGCAAATATAACTTACGATACTGATTCAATTTCGCTGGACCCAAATACAGGTGTTCTTGATGGGTCGTTAGTAGGTGGGTTTGAAGCTGGGTTTTTATTAACAATCATGTACCAACCTCTATGAGAATGACTATAAAATACAATAAAGAGACAGGAATGTATAAAGTGCATTCAAATAATAGCCCATCCTTATCGGGAATGAAACGGCCTTTTATGAATAAAAAGAAACTTATACTACTTTTACTGGTTGCTTTATCATTATTTGTTGCAGCATCCGTTAACGCACAGACAAAGACAAATATCCCCGTTGGTACACCAAACCAGGTGCAGAAGCCTGCAGCAGTGGCCCCGGATAGTGTGTTACAAATGCCAACAGGATGCAACCTGCCATCGGCGCAATTTATAGCGAGGTACCTACAGCCTAACAGGAAGGGGTTTTTTTACCATGACACATGTTCTGGTAAAGTGTACTATTATAATCTTACAGCTAATCAATGGCGGATGCTAACGGATAGTAATTATATAGGCGTATTGCTATCCTCTTACGCAACATTACAAGCCTTATCAGACACGGCAGGTAATATACGCCAAGCTATTATTGACAGTTCAAACGGGGCTACACTGGATAGGGTGCTAACCAATGGTAATACGTCTAACAGGTTAGCACAGGTAGGTAGGTTAAATATTGTTAATGCTACTATGCCTAAACTGATAATAGGGAAAGACACTGTGCCTGGAGGCTTTAATTTACAAGTCACTGTCGACCCTACAACCGGTAACCCAATATTCTACCCCGGTGGTGGCCTTGTTAGTTTTAATAGTGCTGTTAATGTAGACTTTAACTTAGGAGTGAGGAACACTTTTGTTAACAGGGCTATTGTTTCTTTTCCCGGTGGGTCTGTTAATGAGGTACCGCTAAACATTGGGGTGAGTAGTACGCCGCCGTCTTTTACCCAAACAAACGGCAACATCTACAATGATGGTGACCATTTATGGATGTATTTGTCGGGGGGCTGGAAGCAGCTTGATAATGACACTACAGGTACCGTTGATAACGCGGATAGCCTTGGCCATATAGCCGCTGGTGATTACGTTACAAGAACCACCACGCAAACCATAACCGCACAGAATAAAACATTTGCCCCGGTGCTGGATTTGAGTAACAATGCTACCGCTGTTAACATTACACCCAGTGGTACTTTTTTAGTCGATAATAAAACAGCTATAGGGCTACGTGTGAATACCGGCGGTATCAGCTTTGGCGCGCAGACCGGGGTGAGCAATATAGCGTTGCAAGTAGACGGGGGTAGCACGGTAGTAAATAGTGCCAATAGCTATTTTAGCGGGAAGATAAGAGCTGACACAATACTTTATAATACAGATACATGCCATTGCAATCCATCGGGCGCAGTTATTATTGGCGATAGTGCATCCAATGCCGCCTTTACCGTTTATAACGCGGATGGAAATAGTGTTATAGGCCCCAACCCCACACGTACCGGGTATAAACTTACCGTTAACGGTACATCTCAGTTTAACAACACTATAACCTACCCCAACGCAGCACTGGGCAGCCCATTGATTTATGGCCTTTATCTCGACCCCGGAGCCAGCTTTGTTAAAGGGCTTGCTGTAAAAAAGACTATATGGCTATACGTGCCAGCGGGACAAAGCAATGCTTACGGGCAATCGTATGCATCACCGGACAGTATGCCGGTACCTAAGCCCGGTATCGGGTGGGTGTACCAACAGGCAGGCGATACAGTAGTGCCGTTAACACAAAACACTATTTACGCTATGTGGCCGCAATTTGCGGTTACGCTAAACCAGATTACAGGCCGCACAATCTGCTTTGTTCAGACAGCGGTTAGCGGTAGCGCGCAGGCTTGGCAGGCTGATGACGGCGTTAGCGGTAACTGGGACACTTCAGGTGCGTTGTACGCCCGTAGTATACGGCTGATTGATAGTGCCATAGCAAAGCTTACAGCAATGGGGTACGATGTGCAATTAGGCGGTATATTATGGGACCAGGGCGAACAGGACGCGCTTAAAATAGGGCAGGGGGTTATCACCGCGCAGACATACTACAATGCCCTCGCGGCTATGGTGCAGCGGTACCATAATTATTACGGCACTCCTTACCTGCCTTTTTATATATGGAGGATAGGCGTTCGCATAGGAATAAACGATAATACCACGCAGGCCGTGGTTAGGCAGCAACAACAGAACTATGCACAAACAGACAGCCTATGTAAGATAGTTTTTTGGAATGCAGTGAACTATCCAAACATGCCCGGCTACCTTAACGGGGATGTGCATTACAGCGCCATAGGGTATAAACAAGCGGGGCTGGAAGGTGCTACGGAGGTAGCTAAAGGGGTATCGAAGTGGGAACAAAATAATTACACTATACCCATACTTGATACACCCGGACAAAGGATATACAGCGCGTTCGGCCCTACACCTTACCAGTATACTACTTTAAAGCGTATATCCGGCGGCCAGTTATACATATATGATAGTTCGCTTTCAAGCCCTGGGCTTATACTATCCCCGCAAACGGGTGCGCTTTTAGGGCGCAATGTAAGCGGTACAAACGTTAGCACTGGTTGGACACAGGAAACATGGTCAGCAACATTATCCGATGCCTCTATACACCGGTTACGCAGGGCAAGCGCTTCGGGTGGGCAGATAAGCACAGGCAACTCTATAGGTACAATTTCGTTTGAGGCGCAAAACCCCACTGGTACGTATGTGCAGGGGGCTGCTATAACAGTAGTTGCGGGTAGTAATACAAACGCTAATGGAACACCACCCGCAGGCATAACAATGAGTAATAACCGGTATACTGGTGCTATAGGAAACTTTTTAGTAGTTGATGCCGTTGGCAAAGTTAGCATTGCAACAGGGTCGGCGCGCGGTGGTACACCTACGACAGCGGGGGCGGTATACCAGGCATTAGGAGGCACCTACACCGATACAGTTACCGCAACCGGTACAACCGCAATATTGCGAATGTCTTCTATTGCATCAGAAACTTACGCCGCTTCTAATACAGGTGTCGTGGTAACCGATTATCCCAATCTATCCGTAAACCCAGTTACCGCAGGCACGAATGTCACAATAAGCCACCCGATAACAATCGAGTCCCGCAACGGTACTATGCTGTTCGCTGGCGCTACAACAGCGTACCCATCCTTAAGTATACCCGCAGGAAACTTGCCTACAAGTGGCCAAAGAACAGGGGATATATCAGTTAATGGTACAAATTTAATTTTTTGGAATGGAGCTAATAGAACGGTTGCGAATTTGGATGAATCACAAACCCTCACCAACAAAACAATAGCCGCCGGCAGCAACACTATTACCGGTCTTACCAATACTAACCTTAGCGGCAGCGCAGCCATAACCAACGCCAACCTGGCAACAATGGCAGCTAATACGGTTAAGGGGAGCGTTGCGGGTGGTACGCCGAGTGACTTAACAGTGGAGCAACTAAGCGTGCCTAAGGTTGTGGCAACGGGGAACCTGACAGGCCAAACAACGGCAGGCAACGTGGTAACCTATACAACTGGTGCCGCAGATAGCAGCTTTGAGGTAAGTGGGTATGTAACTGTAACAGCGGTAAGCTTAGATGTTATACAGTTACAGGTTACGTATACGGGAGAGGATAACGTGAGCAGGACGGCGGTGTTCTTTCCGATGGGTGCTACAAGTGCGGGGCTAAGTGCTACTGGTAAGAGCAATTACGCGGTTATGGGGCAGTTAAGGGTTAAAGCTTCTACTACTATAACCGTGGCTACATCTTTAACAACCAGTACAGGAAGTATAACATTTAACGCCGGGGCGAAGATTATAAAGACACCGTAAAACCAACGCAACTGAACTACACATGAAAAAGATTTTAACCTTACTCTTATTAACAGCATCTTTGGGCGCCTCGTCGCAATCCCTGTATGACCGCAACCCGCAAATAATGGACAGTATTAACCAGCGCATGAGGTACGCGGACAGTGTTAACCTAAGCAACAGGATTAACAGCCTGGTAACGGCTATGTTGAACTACGTTAAAACCAGCGATACCAGTAACATGCTTAACCCATATTTACGAAAGTTTGATACTACGGCGATGCTGTTACCATATTTGCGCGCTATGCTTGGTATGCGCTATAGCGATACGGCGGCTATGTTAACACCCTATATACGGTCATTGCTGGCAATGAAATACACGGACACAGCAAGCATGCTGCAGCCGTACGTTAAGGCAAAACTATACATACCTGGCTATAACCCTGCAAAGCCTATTATAATAGCCGATACGGTTGTTACTCCAACAACGGGTAACGGGTACAGTGTAGATATAAGCCGGTTCGGGTTTACGAACACGGCCAGTATGAATGTGCAAATACAGGTGTTTAATAATACCAATACCGTTACCAGCATGCCTATTGTTTCAGGAAAAACGTTTACATCAACATCGGTAACATTTAACACTGTTTTTAGTAATAGCCAGACAATAAGTATATTAGGATTGCTGGTAGTTGGTTTGCAGTTGCCGAGTAGTTTATCAAACGTTACAGCACACATTCACTTAGTAGGCCAATAACTATGCAGGACAAACTTACATCATGGTTTTTGGGGTTACCGGCGATTGTTATTATCTTAGTGCTTGCACTGGTATCGGTATTGTGGTTTGGTGTCCGTTACCTCGACCGGCGCGAAAAATTTTGGATGGGTGAGGTTAAGGCGCTAAGGGAGCAAACCAACGATATTATGGAAAAGCTGTTTATGTTGTTCCAGGATAGCGTTAACCGGGAAACGACCTTTGCGCAGCGGCTTGATGAGTTTGAAAAAAGTATTGATGAGTGGTTCAGGAAATAAAAAGTATAGCATGAAAGATCGAAAAGATATACCGTGTTTGCAAACAAACCTACTTGAGCGGTGGGCAAATCTTATACGTGGATTTTATGGGCACCCTGTATACTTGGGTGGTAGCCAGTTAGTCAAAGATGCCCCGCGAGATGTAGACGTATTTGTTATTATCCCTGATGATGAATTTAAATTAAGGTACCAATGCGATGATATTAAGCAGTGGGGATTAAGGTATAATAATGGTCTTTGGGATGATAGTAATTGGAACTGGGCTGATGATATAAGCCATAAATCTTTGCAGGCTATGAAATTTATTCGAATGCAGATTGATTTTAAACTATACCCGCAGTCGTATCAAGATGAGTTTTACAAGGACAAGGAATTGTTGCAGCTTGATACTTACAGGCAGCCTATATAAAAAAAGCCCATTGTAAAAACAACAGGCTTCAACTAATCCAATATCTTTATGAGAATCGAAAGCTAATGTATGAAAATTATCTGCAATACGCATCATAACCAAAAACATTATATGAAACTATTTTTACTGCTAATACTGTTAATGATAATAACAGTATGTACTAAGGCGCAAACGAAGCCAATGCAAGTGCAAATGCCAGCCCTGTTTAGTACCTATTCGGACACATCTTCAGACTGGTATTTTGGGTCATTTATTACCGTTGATAGTATAGGCAGGTTCCATACTTACACGCCACAAAAACGGAGTGAGGATACTTTATGCGTTCCGACAACGGTTAACTTTATCAAAATAGGTGATAAGGTTTATAAAATAATAAGAAGTGTGCAATTGGTAGAGGATGATGTAAACCCATCGTTACCTATTTTAAGGATTGATACCACAACGTTAGGCGTTCCTTACATTATCAAAACTAAATAATTATGGAAGAAAAAAACCACCTCGAAGTAAAAGTGTTCTGGCTGATAGCCGGGGCAATGTTTGTGGTATTCGCTTATATATGGGCAATAACATTCATCCCACTGCCAAAAGAGAACCTGCGCTTTGCAGATACCGCGCAGGGCTTTTTCCTGGGTACCATCCTGGCCGGCTGTATTGGTTACTATACCGGCGGCAACCCTGCCAGTAAAAAGACCACTACAACCACCGCAACGGATAGTACAGTAACGGAGACAAAATGAGGAATGTAAACCCATACTGGCGTAAGCGGATGATATTGTTTGTGGTGCTGGCGATACTGTATGGCTGGTAGTGAGGCATTGGGTGTAAAAGCTGACCTCAGAAATACTTAGGGCAGGTCAAAATAGGAGCCCGAAACTTTGCGGACTCCCTAACATCACATTCTTTAACATCAAAATAAAACCATGAGTAAGCAAAAATTACATGAACTGATTGACGAACTACCGCCGCACGAAGCAGATGCGTTGCTGGTAGTGGTTAAGGCTATTGTAGCGGGTAAGGGGGGAACAGCTACAACACAGGATACAGACCCACCGCCTACGGGAGGCCCCGGCGGCATACCAGGCGGACCTGGTCCAGGAGGTCACGGATGAGAAAAAGAACAGCAATATTAATTACATTGCTGGCACTTAACTTGGTGCAGTACAACGTTTGGCCCTATGCCGAAAAGTACTGCACCTATTTTTTTTATAAGATGGAAACATTGCAATACATGCTCACTTTCTATCTTATGAAATACCCGCCTATGAAGCCAACAAAAACTTATAATTTTCTTTTAAGGGCTTGGCTTATATTCGCAATAAATGATGCTGTAGATTTATTGTTCTTTAATCCCCATGAAATAGGATGGAACGAAATAATCTTTTGCATCATAGCAATCATATACCCATTAATCGCACAAAAATGGATAGCAGCCAGGAAACACAGGGCTTCTTTATAAAATTCGGCATATATTTAGCCGGGGTTACATTGGGGCTTGTAGCTAAACTAAGTGTCATGCATAAACAAAGAAAGCTTTCGATGTGGGAGGTTATTTCACATACCACCGTTGCATTAGCGAGCGCGTGGCTTGTATGGAACCTGTTAGATCATTATAACGCCCATGATTGGCTTAAAAACGGTGCCAGCGTTATTGTAGGCAGGTTTGGGGATAGTATACTGCTTGCCGCCTGGCAGTTGGTTAAGACGTGGATTAAGAGTTTGAAGTAAATTGACTGCCCACGTGGCAATTACAGTTACGAAAGCGTACGCAATAGTGTGCGCTTTTTGCGTTTATATCACAAAAAAAAGGCCGCACCATTACGGTGCAGCCCTTATTCACCCAAACAAAAACAAACTATTTAGGTAATTGCATTAATAAACTACTGCCGCCGGCCATCGTGGTAGGGTATTTCCCATCCCACTTTTGGGCTTTTATAAATTCAATATATTCCGGAGTTAAAGATACTTGCTTTTCGTGTATAGCCCGCGCATCGGCCTGCGCACCTATAACCAATACGCTACTATCCCTTTTTGCTGAAATAATATCATTCTCCGCCTGCACCTTAATTTTACGCTGTTCGTTCTCCAGCTGTACCGCTTCCTGCAATGCTTGTGCTTTAGAGCTTATTACAGCCTTTAATTTCTCGTCTGGTTCCAGCCGGGTAGTAAATGTGCTAACCAAAAAGAAAGGAGCTAATTTGGCAATAATATACAAGTTTACACCAAATAAACTTGGAATGAAATATTTTTGAGCATATCTTTACACCATAATTAAAAGTTATGGTTGCCGAATTTAAAAGTGTTTTCGATCTGCTTAAGGCCTTTCCTGATGAGCAAAGCTGTATAAACCATCTTGAGCAATTACAATGGAACGGCAACCCGGTTTCACCATTTGATGCCACTTCAAAGATTTATAAATGCGCTGGAAATAAATACAAGTGCAAAAATACTGGTAAATACTTCAACGTTCGCACCAATACTATTTTTGACAATACTAAGATACCACTTCTGAAGTGGTTTTTGGCATTGTATGTATTTTCAAGCCATAAAAAGGGCATTAGCAGCCATCAATTAGCTAAGGACATATCTGTTACACAAAAGAGCGCCTGGTTTATGCTGCATCGTCTGCGGTATGCTTTTGACCACCCTAACTTTCAAAAGGAACTGGTTAATACTGTTGAAATTGATGAAACATTTGTGGGCGGTAAGGCAAAGAACAAGCACGCCAGCAAGAAGACAAAAAACGAACAGGGTAATACTATGCATGACAAACAGGTTGTATTAGGCATGCTTGAAAGGGATGGTAACGTTATTGCGCAAGTTGTTGAAAGCAGGCATAAAGAGGTTATTTTGCCGGTAATAAATGAAACTGTTTCTAATGATGCTACTGTAATGACCGACGAATATTCAGCCTACAATGACTTGAAAGATCTTTATATACACCATAAGGTTAATCATGGTGCTAAAGAGTATGTGAATGAAAAAGCCCATACTAACGGTATAGAAAACTTTTGGAGTCATTTAAAACGTGGCGTTGATGGTATTTATCATTGGGTAAGCAAAGACCATTTGCAATCCTACGTTGATGAGTTTGTTTACCGGTTTAATACACGTAAATTCGGTACACAGCAAAGATTTGATTTCGCCCTTTCTGCTTTAACCGGCAAAAGGTTAACTTATAAATCCTTAACAAAATGAAAAACGAAATTAAATACGAGGGGGAATTAAACCTTAATGGGTTCATTATCCCTTGTTATGTTCTTGAGGACGGAACCAGAATAGTTTCAGGCAGAGGCATGCAGGATGCTGTTAAATTACTTGATAGTAGTAGCAAAAGTGCCGAACAAACAACTGGAAGTAGAATGGCCGAATTTACCAATAGTAAATGGTTTAAGTCATTGATTGACAATGAAAAAATGCTGGAAGATTTCAAGCCATTGATTGCATATAAAGGGAATCAAAAAATTAGCGGGTATCAAGCTACTACCTTAGCTGATTTCTGCGAAATAATGTTAAAAGCACGAAAGGCTGGAAAATTAACTACTGAAAGACAAAAAATAATATCAGAGCAGTGCGATATTTTATTAATGGGGTTTGCAAGGGTAGGTATAATAGCTTTGGTGGATGAGGCTACAGGGTATCAGTATACCAGAGAGAAAGATGAATTGCAGCAAATATTAAAAGCATACATATCCCCAGAATTGTTACCTTGGCAAAAGAGATTTCCTGACGAATATTATAAAGAAATATTTCGACTTAATAAATGGAATTTCACTGTTTCGGGCATAGGGATAAAAAATAGGCCAGGAGCCATCGGCACTTGGACAAAAAAGTATGTCTATAACTTATTGCCAAAAGGAGTGTTGAAAAAACTTGAACAGAATACTCCACGAAGTGCCGCCGGAAACAAGACTGCCAGATTACACCAAAGCCTTACTTTAGATATTGGAGAGCCGCATTTAGAAAAGCAGCTAATAGCTGTTATAACTTTAATGAACGCATCTACCACATGGGACGAGTTTAATATACTATTTAATAGGAAGTTTTATAAAGAACTACTCGAAGCTCCTCCTGTAAAGCGAGGCACAAAATCCGGTGTTCAACATCCTGGCCAGCAATCAATGTTTGATGATGACTTTGGAGTTACGAAAGCAGAATTATCGGAAGATGAAAAAAAACAGGAGTCACCTAAAAACATAGAAGATGCATCATTCAATGATATTTTGGGGGCCGTTATAAAAGTACCACCACCTAAAAAGGATAAAGGGGAAGACAAAAAGCCTGAGTAA